ATGAGCGACTCCGGTGGAACGAGCGGGAAATGGAAAGAAATGTTCTTTCCAGAGAGAAGAATGAACAGTTGGAACTAAACCCGAGATTTCCGGGGGATTATTCGCAGATCAACAGGTCTCCGTTGTCAAGCCAGCTTCCAGACGCAGCCAGGCGGGTCGAGCAAGAACGGAAGCGACGTGAGGGCGAAGTGAGATAATGGATGACTCTCTCTACCCCGCTCGCGAAACTCCGCTGACATTTGCCGAATCGGGCGATGAAAACCCCGGCTCGCTCTTTCTCGGTGCTGCCGCGCGTCAGGTCTATTACTCCGACAATCTTTGGGCACACCATAACGCTTTCGAGGAGGCCTACGACCGGCGCATCAAGCAGATCAAAGGCGTTACCGGCATCGACCTTGATAATCCGGAACGCATAGGCGCCGCACTTGGCGCGGCTCAGACGGCGGCCGGCGTCGGCGGTGCCGTGAGTTCTCAGATCATCGCCAAACGCCAGGATTTTGAGAAGGAGCTTGATGAGCTTCGACGCAAGCACCCCGACAAGATCGAGTCGCTCGCCTTCGGCGACATCAGCAAGGAAGCGGCGGCGATCGCCCGCGGCGCCGAGGACGAATATGAGCGGGCTAAGAACCTTCCGAATCTCGGCGGCCTGACCGAATTTGGCGCCGGCGTGGTCGGCGGCATGTGGGGGCAGCGCCGCGATCCCCTGTTTATCGGCTCGCTATTTGCCGGTCCGACCGGCGCTATGGGCCGTACCGTTGCGGGCCGCATCGCCATGTCCGCCCTCACCCAAGGCGCCTACAACGCAGGCCTCGCCGTCCTCGAGCAGCCGGCCGTCCAGGCCTGGCGCCAACAGGTCGGGCTGCGGTCCGGTTGGGGTGTCGGAGTCGAGAATGTCGGCATGGCCGCCCTCGCCGGGCTGATTCCCGGCGCCGTGCTTCGCGGCGGATATGAGGCATTCAAGGGTGTGCAGCCGGCGCTACAGCGCTTACTCGGCGGCGAAGCGCGCCCCGGCGACATCGAAAGCGTCATGCAGGTTGCCAGAGATGCCCTCCGCGAGATCGACAGAACCAACGCAGAACGCATAGAGCCCCGCGCAATCGGGCAAGCGCTGGCCGCTGATGAGTCAGAACGCGCGGCAGGCCCCCCACCTACCCCCGAGCTCAATCCCGAGACCAGCGACCGTCTAATGGGCTCCGCGCTGAAACACGCCGATGATCCGATCGGCCAGCCGTCCCCGGAAGCGGTCGCGGCGACTCTCCGGGTTCAGCCTGTTCCCGATATGTTTGCACCGCCGAGTCCCTTCAAATTGGCATCATCTGGTGAATTATCTGCCGAAAGAGCGGGACAGGTTGCTAAGCAGCTAAAACAAAATCAGGGAGAAATTGAAGATAGAATTTTTGGCAGCAAAGAGGTTGCCGACCGTTGGCGCAAATTAAATCGACAGTCTAATAGAGCATGGGACAACGCCAAAGATGCAGAAGCGCGTGAATTTGACAGGCAGATTGGGGACTTAGAGGAACAGGCAAATCTCAGTGGTGCCGACGAGGCATATTTGAATGGTGAGGGATGGCCTGAATTTAGCGATCCCGACGCTTGGCGCGATCTTGCCCGCAATTTACGGGATTTTGAAGTTGATCGTGAAGACCGAGTGGCCGCGCTTGGCCGCGTGCTTCGCCGGTTGCCGAATGAAAATAAGCCAGTCTCCGCACACGATCATTGGACATTAGCGGAAATTCAGCACGCCTTATCGGAGGAGGCCAAACAAGGCGGAAATGCACAAGAATTGTTGCGTGACGCATTCAGAAGCAGTCGGGACGCTTACGGCGGAGGTTCAGACGCGGCCGAAATCGTGCAAAGTGACATGGAAAGGCTTAGGCGCCTATTGGAGAATGAGCCCAAACCGCCGCCCGCGCTTCCGCCAGCCCGCCCACGCGAGCCAGAACCGGGAGAAGCAGAAATAGCCAACGCGATCGCCGAGGCCTCCCCCGAGAACGAGCACGAGGCACAGCTCGCCGTCGACGAAATGCTCGAACACGAGGGCCGCAAGGTCGGCATGGACGTCAATCGCCGGCTCGAGGCAGACGCTGCCGCACAGCGCAAGGCCAACGCCGGCACCATTGCCGAAGAACCCAAACCTGCCAAAGGCGATCCCTTGGGCCATATCCCGTGGGCGGATGAGAGGGGCAAGCCGACGACAATCACCGCGGCCAGCGCCCGGCAGATCGACCGCAATGAGCTCAAGCTCGCCGAACTGGTGAAGGCCTGCAAATAATGGCTAACTTCGAAACCTGCATTAACAGCGCCGTCAAGCAAGGCGAGATCAGCGAGGAACAGGGCGAGGCCCTAAAAGACCGCTGGAACGAATACGCCGACACCATGCGGCGATCCGGCGAGCGTGACGTCGAGGCCGGCGCCAGGGCCGCGCTTGCCCGCGAGCTCGAGGAGAAGGGCGCGCACAAGCGGATGCTCGCGGCCAAGGCCGAGGAGAACCGCGACCAGCTCGCCGGCTATCTGATGACCTATCGCGACGCCAAAGGCCGCTCGAACGTCTTCGAAGCCGCGATGAACCTCATCGAAAACTTCGGCTATGGCGCCGCCACGCGCTCGCTCGCCCACATGGCGGCATCGAAGTACGGCCTCGCCACCGCCGAGCTCGCCGACATGCTCTCGACATTCCGGCGCAGCAACTTCCTCGGCCGGCGCATGAACCGCCCGCAGCTCGAGAACGTTGTGCGCGAGGTTCTAGGCGAGAGCACCGGCGACGCGCCGGCGAAGGCGATGGCGGGAGCGGCCAGCAAGGTGTTCGAGAGGTTGCGCCAGGAATACAACGAGCTCGGCGGAAACATCGGTGAGCTCGGCGGCGGATACATGCCGCAGTACCACGACCAGCGCGCGGTGCTTAATGCCGGTCGGCAGGCCTGGAAAGATTACATCCGGCCGAAGCTCGATCTCGAGCGGATGCGCGACCCGCTCACGAAAGGCGAGCTCACCCCGGAGCGCCTCGACCAAGTGCTTGACGTCGCATGGGAGCACATCGCGACCGGCGGATGGTCGGACCGCAAGCCGCAGGCGCGGCCGTTCGGCATCGGCTCGACCGCAAACCAGCGCCAGGAGCATCGGTTCCTTCACTTCAAGAGCGCCGATGATTGGCTGGCCTACAATCGAGACTTTGGCAAAGGCGATCCTATTCAGGCGATCTTTCAGCACATCCGCGGCATGACCCGCGACATCGCCGCGATGGAACGCTTCGGCCCGAATCCGAGTGCCACCGTCGAATGGCTCAAACAGGTTGTGCAGAGTGAGATCGGCAAGAGCATCGCCGGCAAAGATAGCCTCTACACGCCGACGACGATCTCAAAGTTCGTCGATCCCGCCACCTATCTGCCGCACCGTATCGAGGCCATGTTCGATTACGTCCGCGGCCGCCGGCCCATGACGCAGGGCATCGCGTCTGCCTTCGGCGACATCCGTAACATTCTGACCAGCGTGCAGCTCGGCGGCACGTCGGTCCTGGCCGCGGTTCAAGACCCTTTTGTCGACATGGCGGCTCGGCACCTATCCGGCATTCCGATGGCGCAAGCCCTCGGCGGAATCGTTCACGCCTTCACTGGCGGCAAGAAGGATTTGGCCGTGCGGTCCGGCCTGATCCTCGAGGACTTCATTCACATCATCGGCACCGAGGCGCGTTACGCTGGCTCGCTTGGCGGTCACGAGTGGTCGCGTTGGCTTGGCGACCGCACGCTGCACTTGACCGGATTGACGCCGTTGACCGAGGCCCGCAAGCACGCCTTTGGCCTCGATTTCTTTGGAGCAATGGCCGATCACGCCGGCAAGACATTCGACGAAATGCCGCCGCCGTTGCGGCGCACGATGCTCGACTATGGGCTCGGCGAGAAGGACTGGAACAAGCTCCGCGCCATCGAGCCGTTCCGTTCGACGCCGGACAGCGCGGGCATTCTACGCCCGACCGACGTCGCCCAGGTCGATCGCCGGCTCGCCGAGCGGTACACGGAAATGGTTCTCGGGCAGACCGAGCGCGCCGTGCCCACCGGCACCGCCAGGTCGAAGACCACCGTCACCGGCGGCGTGCAGACAGGCACGGTCGGCGGCGAGCTCATCCGCTCGATGCTCCAATACAAGAACTTCGGCCTGTCGCTGATGACGCTGCAATGGCAGGCCATGATGCAGGAGATCGGCGCGGGAAGCGCCAGCGGTGCCGCCATACATGCCGGCGCACTTGTGGCCCGCGGCGCAGCCTATGCCGGTAGCCTCGCGACCGTGCTCACACTCGCTGGCGCCGCCGCAATGCAGCTCCAAAACCTCGGCGCCGGCAAGGACATTCAGACGATGGACCCGACCACGCCAGAAGGCCGGCGGTTCTGGATTGCCGCACTGCAAAAGGGCGGCGGCTTCGGCATCCTCGGCGACTTCCTCTTTTCCGACATGAGCCGCTTCGGCCACTCAATCACCGAGACGCTCGCCGGACCGATGGTAGGCATGATCGCCGACGTCGCTGATCCGATCATCCGGCTAATTCAGAAGCCAATCGAGGGACAGAAGACAAACCCAGGCCGCGAGCTCGTGAAGTTCATCGGCCGTTACACGCCGCTTCTCTCAACTGCACCGTTCCTACGCACGGCTTACCGCCGCATATTCCTCGATCAACTGCAATACCTGGCCGACCCCGAGGCGCATAAATACTTCCGCGACCAAGAGCGGCGAATCCACAAGGAAACGAAGGGCAACTTTTGGTGGCGGCCGGGCGAGACGACGCCGAGCCGCGCGCCAGACCTCGGCATTCAATGAAGTAAGAACAGAATAATCATAATCACCATCATCACGACCATCGGCCCTACGTCCATCAGCCAACCCGGATACATCGCCCCCTCCCTGGTGCGTTGCCAATGAGGCCGGATCATAGCCCATTTCCGGCCCATGCGCACGCTCCTCGCGGTTTTAGCTTTCCTTGCGGGGTTTCTCCCGAGCATTGCCGCGGCGCAGGCGCCTCCTCCCGTCCCGGCGCTGCCGGATACCGAGCGCCGCACGACCTATAGCCTCACCGCGCAGACTGGCCCATTTAGCGTGGGCTTTGCCCTCTATGGTGACGGCACGGATTTTGGAAATTGGGTTCAAGTTTACCTGATTAGCGGCGTCGCCCCGAATATCACGGTCACGCAGATTCAGCCCGTCAGCGGCTTTACGATGAGCTCGGCGACGGGCCCGATCGCCACCATCCCGCGGCCCATCACCGACGCCACGATCACGCTCACAACCGCACAGACCGGCACGCTGCAAATCGTCGGCGCCAGGAGGCCAAGACGCATTTCTCAATTCACGGAGAACCGCGGCGTCGCCGCCCGCGACCTCAACCAAGCAGTCACCGATATCATCGCGGAGAACCGCGAGCGATGGGACCAACTCAATCGCGCTATCGTCGCGCCGCCGGGCGAATCTCTCGCCGCTCTGCCGCCGGCAGGCAACCGCGCAGGCGCGTTTCTGTGTTGGGATGCGACCGGCCTGATCCCACAAGCCTGTGGCACAGGAAGCGGCCTCGGCAATGTCACCGGACCGGGTTCCGCCGTGGTCGGCCATGTTGCGGTCTTCGCAAATACCGCGGGCACTCTGCTTTCAGATGGAGGCTCGGCCGGCACTGGCAGCGTGAACGGTCCCGGCTCGAGCACGGTCGGCCATGTGGCGACCTGGAACAATGTTGGCGGCACGCTGCTTCAAGACCCTGGCCTCACCATCACCGCCGGCACCGGCACGCTCACGATCGCCAATGCCAAGACGCTGACGGCCAACAACTCGCTGACCTTTGCCGGCACTGACGGCACGACACAGACCTTCCAAGCCAGCGATACGGTTGTCGGTCGGGCAACCACCGACACGCTGACGAATAAGACCTACAACACGGCGGGAACTGGAAACGTCTTCCAAATTTCTGGCACGCAACTTTCGGCCCTGGGCGGTCTTTTCACGATCACTGGCGGCAATCTTACGTTTGCGAACGCAACTGCAAACACGACGTTTGGCAACTGGACCGGCTCGGCGGCGACGCCATCGTTCAATGCGATGCCGACTTGCAGCGCAACCGGCAATTTCCTCACGTATCTCAGTGGCACCGGCGTTCAATGTAACACCACGTTCCACGCGAGCGGATCGTGGACGCCCACGATCACAGGCTCGAGCACTTCTGGAACCGGGCAGACCTACACGCTGCAAATCGGCTCCTATGAAGTGATCGGCCGCACTGTCATCGTTCGTTTCAATATCGTGGCCACTTCGCTCGGAACCGCAGCCGGCAATGTCCTGATCAGCAACTTGCCATTCACGAACAACGCAACAACCAACGACAACGGCACCTGCAATTTCTCAACCTATACCGTGACCGGATTGGCCGCGAGCAATGTCGGCCTCGGCGGCGTGATCCTTGGCGCGGTGACAAACGTCACAGTCACGCAATTTGGCAACACGGGCTCCTCGGCTCTGACCATAGCGCAGGCAGGCGGCACGCCATCGTTCAACGGTCATTGCATCTACCACACGTAGCAAAAATGAAATCATCATACGATACGATTATCACCGGCGTCCTTGTGAGCGAGGGCGTTTATTCCAATGACGCGGGCGATCCTGGGGGGCCCACGAAATATGGGATTACGATTTGGGATGGGCGGGCCTACTGGAAAAAAAACGCCACTGCCGCGGACATGAAAGCGATGTCACTATCGGTAGCCAAGGAAATCTATCGAACAAAATATTGGGCCAAGATAGACGGCGACGATCTTCCGGCGGGCGTTGACTATGCCGTGTTTGACTACGGTGTAAACTCTGGCATCAGCCGAGCGGCTAAAGTCCTACAGCGGCTTGTCGGAACGAAAGCCGATGGCATCATTGGCCCACATACTATTTTGGCAACCCGCGAGCACGATCAAATTGAACTTATCAATGACATTTGTGATGAGCGCCTAAACTTCCTGCACGATCTCGCATCGTGGAGACTTTTCGGAAAAGGCTGGAACTCCCGTGTAAGACGAGTGCGGACAGATTCACTCAAGCTCGCGCAAGGATAGCGAACATGCCGACGACGGATGAGCAAAATGCCGCGTTCGATGTCTTTCATGCCGAGGCCGTGCGAGACATTCCGATGCTTCCCGGCTTTGTGCAGGGAAATGTCCGCGCAAAATTGGAATCGCCAGAAGGTCGGGCGATGGTTTTGAGATGGATATGGCTGATCCTCACGGCCGCCGAGCACGTGCGCGCAACGGAGCAACAAGTGAAGCTATGAGCTTTTGGGGGTATGGTTGGGACGATCTAGCTGCTCAACTCGCTCGCATTGAGCAGAACCAGAGTACAATCTTGCGAGTTTTACGACGTACCGAACAGGAGGTTCTCGTGGCCTATGAAGCAGAGCTCGCCGCCGCGGAAGCTGCGGCAAAATCGAACAGCGACGTCGACGACTCGGTGGAGCAAATCCTTGTGGCAGTGACGGCGCTCGTCGCCAGTCTCAAGACCGGCTCGACCGATCCGGCAACCGCGAAGCGCATCACCGATCTTGCTTCCGCGCTCACCGCACGGAGCGCACAGTTGGCGGCCGCGGCTGCGACCGTTCCGGCGACCTAACGAAGCCGCGTGGCAGGCTAAGGCGGCGGTGGTCACGTCATAACCCGCCGCAACTTCTGGAGCGTCAAATGAATTACGACCAATTCACGGGCGTTCTGCGGGCATTGTTGCCGGCTATGTTGGCGTTTGCCGTTGGCAAGGCCTGGATTCCGAGCGCAGCCGTTGGCGACATAAGCGCGGCCGTCCTCGCCATTGCTGCCGCTGTGTGGTCCTTTCTCAATAACAGGACGACAGCCAAGGCGGCTGCGGTTTCTGAAACTCCCGGAGTCAAGGTTGTGGTGGCTCAGAATGCGCCGGAAGCCATGAAAGAGCTCGCCGCAGATACGACCGTTCCCAATGTCGTAACGGCAAAGTAAATGGCCGACAAACTCGTTCTGCGGTTTTCGACCAGCGAAGACACTTGGCAGAACTGGATGAGCGCGGCTATTCGGCGGCTCGGTCATTCTCAATTCTCGCATGTTGATTTTGTGCTCCCAGATGACCATGAGTTCGCCGGGGGATTACTCGGGGCATCCGACATGGGCGCGCATTCGCCGTTTATTACGGGATCGCCCAGGGGCGTGGCCGTGAGGCCGGTGGCGTACCAGCGCTTCGGTATCAGGCGAGACCTTGTCTTACAAACAGACAAGGCTGACGCTGTGATCGCCGCCGCGATGTCGCAGCTCGGCAAACCATTTGACAGCAGCGGTCTGTGGGAGTTCATCGGAGACAAGCCGCCAGAAGAACGCAACTGGCGTGATGTTGCACACTGGTGGTGCTCGGAACTTAAAGCGTGGGCGAAGGAGGAGGGCCAGTTCTTTCGGCGGCGTCTCTTCGCTGCCAAGAGCCGTGTTTCTCCACCCGACCTAATGCTGCTTCTCGATCAAGACGAGCGCTGGATCAATCGCGACACGTTCTGGCAACCGATACCTGGGCTTGTCCTCGATCCGGGGGAAAAATGACATGAGCACCATCAACCATCGCGATGGTAAACCCGGCGGCGGCTGGACGCTCGACACGCTGCAAGAACATAATCAAATAGTCGACACCCTGAAAGAGAAGTTAGATACCGAGCGAGATCGCCGGTATTCCGAAGTCAACATCGAGCGCGAGAAGGCGTTGAAGATTAAAGAGGAGGCCGACAAGGCTGCCCTCGGGCTCGCTCGCGAAATCCAAAGTTACAAAGACGAGAAGGCAAATCAATTGCGCGAGCAGATCAGCAGTGAGCGCGGGACTTTCGCTACGAAAGACGACCTAGGAGCGATGATGAGGGAAATCCACGCTTCCATTCAGCCACTTTCAACCTATGTCGCCGGCATGGCCGGAAAATCACAGGGCCATGCGTCGGGGGTTGCCATGATCGTTACCGCCGTGTCGATCGGGTACAGCATCATCGCTACCATCGGCGTGGTGTTCGCGCTTCTGCGACATTAGCCCTCCACTTTAGCGATGGCGGCGCGGGCGCGCTTGGCCCATGCATCGTCTGAACTGGCGTTGCCCCTGCATTCAATACCTTCGGCGAGCAACGCGAGCAGCTCGACGTTACTGGCTTCTAGGCGCTCATTGTCGTTCGCCACGCTCTCGTGTGCGATCTGATAATCTTTCAAACGCTTCAACAGTCGCTCGATCTCGTCAACGGCCTCGTCCCAGCATTGGTAGTGAGATCGTCGCTCATTTCCCCTCCGCCGCAATGGCGGCCATGCGTTGCTGGCCCGCAGCTGCTCGATCTCGGCGCACAACTTTGGATTAACGGCGTCGCCCACTTCGCCGCGTACTTCTTTGAGATTACGTTGAGCCCAATCGATATTTTCGGCGCGCAGCCGCTCGCGCTCCTCGTTGACAGCGTCGTGCATGCGATGCCAGTAGTCTTGTAATCCGGCTAGCCGCTTGATCTCGGCGCGTAGCTCCGCATTTTCCATCTTAATTTCCTTAATGTGGTCTGGGTCGTCTAATTCTTCGACAAGCGCGCGCAGCCGTGCGATCTCTTGCACAAAGGCTCGCAGCCGCAGCTCCTCGTAAGCGCTCATCTTGTACCCATTTGGATAGCCTGCTCAGTGCAACATATATGCAACATACACCCGCTAACCCATTGAAAATAAAGGGAAGAGCGGAATAAGGGTAAGATGCCGCTCGCGGTGTTGTGCTGCGGGAGTTTTGTAGGGATTTCAAGCGCTTAGCTCTGTGTCGCATGTTGCATGTTGCATCATTTGTTGCCCAAAATTCCCCAATAGTTTCAGGCCTTCTCCAATTCTCTCGGCAGCTCCATGCAATATGACTGCGATATGGCGTGAATGATTGCCGGTCGCGCCCACCGCCGCGAGAATTCCCGCCAACCCGGTCCAGGCATGTGCTTCTGCTGCGATGGCGTCTCGGGCCGCCACAGCATGGCGAACGGCGTGAAACCGATCGCAGTCATCTGCTCAAGCCGACGCTGAGCCAAGTCGAAAGTGTCTTTCGGATATCCCACCAAGACATAGACCCGCATGCGGTGTGACTGCGGTGTGAACCCTGCGGCGAGCAGTCGGCGAGCCGCATGCTCAAGCGTCTCGAATGCATCGCCAGGGTCATAGGCGAAGAACATGTTCGGCCGAGGCGTCAGGCCCGCAAGCAGATCTACTTGATAGTCCTCAAGCGATAGTGCCTCCAGGCCGCCGGTAAATTCGACACGTCGCTTTTGCCGACGCAGCATTGCAAAGACCGCTTCGACATGCTCGCGTGGACAGGCTAACAGGTTGTCATCGAGGATGTTCCAGCCGTCAACGATCGGCAACAACCGAGGCACAGGATCGCGCTTCCATACTGAACAGAACCAGCAGCGTCGCGGACACCCCCTCGACGTGAACACATATCCAGGCTTGATGTAACGGCCAGGAATGAAGTCCGCTCCCGCGTCCCCGTATGCGACACCTCCAACCTTGACCGGCGCAACAGCGTGCCATTGTTCAGCAAGTTGCTCGGCGATCGCCTTGTCGTAGGTGAACGTCACCGAAACGTGAACCTCGTCCGCTTCGGCGAAAAAGTCAGGCGGCCCGAAGTAGGCGAGTTCATCATCGGGCGTTGCCTTGGTTTTCCGGGGAAAGACGCGGATCAGCTTCACTCCACCCCCGCTGGTTCGATGCAAGATAACTGCAACATGAACGCTGCTCGTGACATGACCCACTGCCCCCCAATCTTTTTCGCCGGCAACCGTCCGTGCTCTAGCAGATGGTAAGTCGCGCGCGTGCTCTTGCCGATCGCCGCGGCAATGGCCGGCGCGCCCCAAAGGATGTCGCAATCATCCATGCTCATTCCCCTGGATTGAACATGATGCACCACGGCAAGAGCAAAGCCAGAGCCACCATGAACAGCCAACCTATATGGACGCATTCACTCATCGCTTTTTATCGGCTCAAGCGTAGATACCCATCGTTCAAGTTCTGTGCGGTCAAAACTCCCGTCTTTGTAGGGATGTAAAAACCCGCGGCGAATTGCCTCGTCAATCATCGCTACTACTGTCTGATATTGCTCGATCTGCTTCATCTTACGTTGATTCACCTGATCTCTCCGTAACCATATCGCTCCTTAAAACCTTCGTAAGAAGATGAATCAACTAACACACACACTGCGTCCCTAATGATCTCTGGCGGCATCGTCCCCCTTAACCCTTCCCACCTTGAGAAATCACTCCTCAAAGCAATTACCCAATTCTCACGAATGCCCATACACCCGATTAGTCGCAGCGAGTTTTTATCTCTGTTCATCGGCTTTGCGAGCCTCCGGTTTGTGTCGGCGATCTAGCGCGGCTTTGAGCATGGACTTTTCGTGCGGCTCGAGTGCCGTCCATGCCTTCTCGAGCTCGGCGGTTCCTTTCTTTGCCGCAGCGCCGAGCATGTGGTCGAGCTCGGTGTACTCGCGAGTCGAGACGCCCGCCTCACTCTCCTTGTCACCAGCGGCTTCTTCGGTGCTCGGAGTTGGCGAAGCGGGCGCTCCCGCCGCCCCGCTAGGAGCGGGTGGCTCGATCTCTCCGGCCTTATCGTGTTCAATCATTACGTTCGGCGCCGGCCTCGCCGGCCGCTTGGCACTGGCGGGAATGTCCTCGATCTCGGTTTCATCAAGCCATCCCAAGCCGCAGATCGAAAGCGTCGCGCGGCGTTTTGCTTTGGTGACGGCCTTCAATTCTGCATTGGCGCGCGCCTCGCCGCTCAATGTGGAAGGGAAATTGACCGAACCTAAATCCTCATCGGTGCGACCATCAGGCAAACGTGCGCGCACATGCACCGTCAAGATGTCTCGCTCAACCTCACGCGATACAATCTCTAGCGACACGCCGTTGATCTTGCGAAGCTGATCGGCACAACTCCGCAAGGCGTAGAGCTGTAGTCTGCCATTGAGTGTGATGTATTCAAACGGCTTGGTAAGCGGGTTGAGGTTCATGCTCTTGCAGACTTCGCTGTAATAACGCACGCGCTCATCCGGTGTCAGCTTGCTCAAATCTCCTTTGAGCAAGACGCTTTCCATGATGTCGCTGGCAACCGGCTGCTTCACTGGTATGGTCATGTTTGCTCCCGTAGGCTAAGACGGCCGGCGCGATCGCGAGTGATCTGCGTACCATGTCCAAAACATTTCTTCGCGTCCGCAGGCACCAATGACTTGAGGATTTTCTCGGCATCCCGGCAGCGATCGGCCGCGGGCTTGGTTTCAATCCATACAAACGACGACGATGCCCAAGCATTCTGCCCGGTCATGTCATAGGTTTTTTTGGCATCGGCCGGCGGTGCCACCGGATCGAGAGCCACAGGCGGCGTTTTGTCGGCGACGTGCCGCATGAACATCTCGCCGCGCTTGACCATTTCCTCGATATAGGCGTCGTCGCGCGGGATAAATTCAACGATCGGCTCAGATGCGCCCATGATGACGCTGAGCGCACACTGCGGAGCTCCGGTCACAAACATTGTCCATTGTTTTTGCGGCTGGTAGCGATCAATGATGACCTCGAACGGCTCGCGCCCACCGACATGCTTCGCCTCGATTGGACAGTTAAGATCAAATATCCATCCATCCAGCGTGGCCGCTGCCCACGTCATCACCGGATGCACCATGACACAGCCGCGTTGAATGACGGCGTGCGCGTTCTTTTGCTCGTACCAATCGAGTTGGAGTTTTTCGGTGGTCTCGCCGAGGCGCACCGGCCAGACTTTCGACAGGTCTTCTGGCTGTGCCTCGCCGATCATCTCGCGATAGAGGCGCAGGAGAGCTTCCTTGTCGCCCGTCATCAAGCAGGCAACACGCGATGCCGTGAGCTTGCCCTCGCGGGCCTTGATTTGTTCAGCGGTCAGCACGCGCCGTTTCCGTTCTGAAATGTCTGGGCTTGGAGATCATCTGCCAAACACCTTTTTGAGCTTTGCAGTGTCAATCAGCAAATAAAAAACTCGTTTGCTTTGCCGGTTGAAAAACTGAATTGAGATCGACTTTTTACGGCGCCTCATCTTTACATAAAGCTCTGCCCATCCGGGTTTTTCCCATCCCTCAGTTGTCCCGCCAAATTCCCAAAAGGTCCAAGCATCCGGCGGCCAACGCTTTATGAATTTCGGCCCGGAGATCACAGGCGCTTCCTCCATTCCTCGATAGCCTCATCCGCCCTCGTCGATGCCGCGACGCACGCCGATCGCTTCCGTCATTGCGAGTAGGCGGGCGAGCATGTCGATTGCCTCGTGCCGAGGAAGGAGCAGCAGAATATCGAACCATCGCTCGGCGACTTCCTGGTCTGTCATGAATGTCGCCCCTCCACGGCCACGCAGAGGGGCGACCTAGTTTGGACAGCGAGGGGCATGAGCCTCAGTTCAACCCGTACCCCTCTTTCACTATGCGTTGATCGTGTCGCGCCTCCGTGGGATTCCGAGTTGACTGCGGAGCCCTCAACCCGGCGGGCCACACGGGTTACATCCGGCCGGCGCGGAAGCGGCATCACGGCCGAAGCACCGTGGCTATCACGCCGGCGAAGATCAGAACCACGATCGTCACAGCGACCCATTCGATCAGCCAAAACATCATCGAAACCCTCCTGCGCCACGCGGTTCGATTTGTCATGTGGCGCGCACTATGCTGAACGCATAGGGGTAAGTCAAATGCAAATTGCATAAGCGCTGTGGAAAAAATTTTAGGGACGATTTTTCAGAGAGTGAAATTCCATAAAGCGCAGCACTTCGGCGCGCTGATCTTCATCCAAGCGCTCATACATCACTTCAAAATCTGGCCTGTTTCTGGCCTTTTTGAGCCCGGTGCCATTCAAAAGCCATTCCACCGAGACGCCGAACCGGCGAGCATACTTCATTACGGTCTCGGGGCTTGGCCGCTTGCCCCCTCGATGCCCATTCTCGTGCCCATAATAGGTAGGCAAGGGCTCACCGAGAGCTCGTGCGGCGTCTGCCTTGGTCGCAAAGCCGGCCTGTTCCCTGGCTTGCCTCAATCGGTCGCTGAAACCGGACATATCCCCATTTTGTCGTAGGGGCTTATGCATTTGGCGTTGACGAATCTCAAAATTGATCCTATGCGTTTTGCACAATGAAGCTGGAGCTACATGAGAAGATTCGGGCCGCACGACACACCCTCGGCGAAAGTCTACCTGTGTTTGCACGCCGTTTTGACGTACATCCAATGACGGTTTGGAAGTGGGAAAAGGCTTGGCACGAGCCTGGCGGGCCCGCGTACATTCTGCTCCAGCAACTTTTCACTCAGATGAAAAGGCCGCCTCGCCAGGAGGCCGCAGAATGAACTCAACGCACACAGTCCGGCCATCGGACACCTACGCTTCGCGGTTCTTATAGCGCACTTTCCGCGCCAGTTCCAGTTGTGTCCTATGCGTGCGGCATTCAACCTCAGGAGGACTATCATGCCTAGGAAGAAAGAAAACGGTGCCCCGACACCGGCGAAGACCAACGGCTACGACGCCGAGAAGACGCAGAACTATGTCGCTCGGCTCGAGGCGCTCCACGCCGACATCGCAAGCCGCATGGCCGAGGCTCGCAACGATTGTAAGGCGATCCACGCGGACATCAAGGAAGTCTACCAGGAGGCCAAGGACGAAATCGGCATCCCGAAGAAGGCCTTGCGCTCGGTCATCCGCGTGCGGCTATGGGAATACAAGACCGACCGCATCCGCGAGGAGCTCGACCCGGATACCCAAAACGACCACGACCTGATCCGCCACGCGCTCGGCGACCTGGCCGATACGCCGTTAGGGCAAGTCGCCCTCGGCAAGATCGAGCAAGACATCCGTGGCTGATACTTGGCTGAGGCCAATATCGGCGCAGGAACTACAGCATCTCGACACGCGGCCGATCCTTGGCATTGACCCCGGCATAACCGGGGGAATCGCCTTCCTGTACCTGGACGGCCTGTTCCCGGCCGGCCGTGTCAACACGATCGACATCCCCACCGTCGCCGGCGAAGTCGACGTCGATTCCCTCGCGCACATCGTCGAAGAATGCGACCCCCGCGTCGCCATCATCGAACGCGCCAATGCCATGCCCAAGCAGGGTGTCAGCTCAACCTTCAAATATGGCGTTGCGTATGGGGCGCTCCGCACGATCTGCACGCTGAACCGCGTGCCCTACCATCTGGTCACGCCCGGCAAGTGGAAGAACCATTTCAAGCTCGACAGTGACAAAGAGAAGTCGCGCGCGCTGGCAATCCAATTCTGGCCCGGCACCAACCAGTTTTCCCGCAAGAAAGACCACGGCCGCGCCGAGGCCGCGCTGATCGCCCTCTATGGCTGGACGAACCTATGACCAAGATGACGAACCAAGTCGCGCGGCAGCTTTTCGCGATGTCGAAGAAGACAAAGAGCGACCCGTTCCGAGAAATGCGCAACGAGCGTTACCAGCGCACTTTCACGGATGAGCAATTCCCGCACAAACCGCGCGGCAACAGGTTCAAGCCGGTGGACGAGGAACAAAAACGCGAGTGGCGGATGTTAGCAGAGCGAACCAACCCCTATTCGCGCTACAAGAAGGTTCCGCCAGTTGCTTGAACTGCCCGGCCGGCTGTTGGCGATCGCGCGGACCTACACGGAACTTCACGACGCTTTGCGCGCGCGCAGCAACGAGCTCGAGGTTTCACGGGAAACAATCGACGACATTGCCGGCTTTGAAAGCGGCTATACGGCAAAACTACTCTCGCCCGTGCCGATGAAGCGATTAGGGCTGCAATCGCTCGGCCCGGTTTTGACCGTGCTCGGCCTCGCATTGGTGGTGGTGGAAGACCACGAAGGACTGCGGCGAATCAGTCACCGCTTGAAAAAACGCAACCATGCCTCCGTACGAATGCCCACGAGGAAAAGGCACAAGCGCCTAGGGCCGGAATGGGGGAGGCTCATGAGCGCCAAGCGCAACCTGAAACTCTCGCCCCGGCGCCGCAGTCAGATCAGCCGACACGCTGCGGAGGTAAAATGGCGAGCGATCAGATTTAAACGGGCGGCGATGGAGCAGCTAAAATGAAAGAGTTACGCAATCAAGCGCTGGAGGGGCTCGTCGAAGGTCTCCGTAAAGAGATTGGGACCTGTTTTTTGCTATATCTACGAGAGGAAATAGAGTTTGACGCGCTTGAACACCATCTGGACGATATTTTTGAATGCTTTGAAATTGTAAGCGCAGCCATTACAGAGAGGGTTGACGAGAACGGCGCGCTTGCGACGACTCAATCCATTCCTTCGGCACGCGATAGCGGTAAAAAAACCAAATGAGCCGCTCCACATATAGCGGAATCCTGTTTTTGTTGTCGCCGCCCTCTTGCCATCGCATGTGCTGGCGCCAACTACAACCTATCGCGCGCGCCCATTCGTCGTTTGTGTACCCTAGCCGTTCACGTGCGTTCTTGTATTCTAGATGAGTCATGGTCGTGCCCTCGGCGCCCTCGCGGGCTTTGATGGAGCGGCGATGATAGGGGCCAGGGGGCGCCAACCCTCTGGCCCCGCTCTTTTGCAAAAATGCCACACTGACTAATTGTCATCCGCTCCCCCCCCCGGAATTCAGGTGCCTGTAAGTCAGCCGTGCGTAATGTACGCGGCCAGACAGAAACGGGAGGGCAAAATGCAAACATTGCTGGACTTTGGCGACTATCCTGAGATCGACACCGATGGAGTCGGCGACGTGCAGGCGATCGGTCATAAGGCCATCATCTACATGTTCCGCTGGCGCCGGATTGACGGTCTATTTCAGCCCGTTATCGTCGCCGCCGTCGCCCGACCCTTGACAGGATTCGACGCCCCGCTTCCGCATAAGCGCGACCTGGAAGCGATGCCGCAACTAGTCAGGATTGCGGCACCGCAGGTATTCAACTGACCGCTCGCCTCGCCATAAGGCTCGAGAGCTTGATTTGTCCGTTGTGCTTCAAGTCCTTGGCCGACCGCTCCGTGATTTCCCACGGGGCGCCATCATAGCCGGGCAGATCGTGAAGCGCTGCGGACTTGATGTCTTGCAGTATCCGCCACGCGAGCGTCGAATCCCAATCCTCGGTTTCGCAAGACTGATATTCGAGGCAATGGCAAGCCTTGATGATCTCGACAGGCGTAAGCGGAGTCGGGAAAGGCTTGTATTTGTAGTCGGACGCCGCGTCTTTTGCCTCATCGGCATAATCCGGGCTTGTCGCGTCATACCGAGCTACCACCGATCGCACGTTCTCATCCATGAGAATCCGCCCGATCTCCTCGGCAGTAAACGACGTGATGTCGCGCCGCTCGCGGGTTGCCGCCACGTAGAACGAAACCCGCTTTTCGACGGCATACGTCACGATCGCGTTGATGTGCATATCGCCGCAAATGAATGCAGACATAGCTTTTACCTCGCGGTGTTCAGCCGGCGCCATGCCGGCCGGATGGCAGCGCCATCGTGAGGCGGCGCACTCGGCGCCGCCCTGCGATAGCGTCACTTTGAGCCGATCCGCAGCGTGCCTTGCGAGCCTGACACGGGCCGGCCGAAGGACGCACGATCGCCCGCAGACTGCCCGGCGCCATACGCCGCACGATCGCCTATGGTGGTCGACGAGCTGCGCCCGCGGCCCAGGTGGATACCCGCTTCGGCCATCTTGGCCGCGACGGCTTGGCCCTTGACAACGACAAGTGCTCGCGCGTTGGAGGTTACAGGCGCCGACAACGCGGCAGAAACGGCGCACTCTTGGTCCCGCATTGCGAGCAAACAAAGCGCTTGCCGGCTAATTCCCACGCTCGCGAGCGCGCAATCACAAGCCTGCGCTCATGCCCACACGCGCGGCATTTGATGTCCAGCGTCGAAAGAGGCTCGTGTGAGCGCAATGCAATCTTCTCCGCATGCGCCTCCCGCCGTGCGCGTTCCTGCAATTGCCGGCGCCTGTCCTTATCCCAATCAAGACCCATCGCGTGCTCCCGATAAACGTGACTTGTGCCCAATATAGGCCCGAAATACGCGTATCCATAGTCGAACGGCGCAACCATGTCCTCCAACGAATCAACCTCGTCCGATGTCACCACATTCGCGATTCGCGTGCGCTTGCCATGCCAATGTTGATAAAACGCGCTCTCATCATGCGTCTGTTTGTCGTGTCTTTTCATAGCCAATTGTGTCAACTTGCGCTTGAGCCGCAAATCATGTTACGCTTGTGTGTAGGGTCGGTCAAACAGCCCTCGCGCGCAACCCCCTATATCCACAAACTCATATCCCTCCCTAAACCCCTGTGCTTGACGCATAGGCCAAATCAGCGCACCATACCCTCGCGCGGTTCCAAGCAGTAGGTCGGCCTCACCCTCCCAGCCCCCCTCACGGATGGACCGATCCTCACAACGCCAGGAGCCGCGCACCCTCCAGCAGCTCGCTGCGCTCGCGCTTCGCTTCGCTCAGCCTTTGAATAACACAAGGCCGACCGAAGGGAGGCGCGCCGAAGGCGCAATCAATCATCCTGCTCGGTCCATCGGTGCGTTGCCACCCCAGCCATCATCAGGCCTCACAGCACAATGTCCATGCTCCCAAGCGACTCACCAACGCCTGTCCGCCGCCTCAATGTTCCAGCTCGAGAGGATACAGCCGAACGCAAGGTCTCCGGTCGCGTGCGCCGAGCCATTCTCACAATGGTTTGGCACGGATTGCCCGACAATCAGGCCGCGATACAAGCAGGCCTCACCGTCCGTGCCCTTCGCGACGCTCTCGCAACAACACACGTCCGCGGCTTCTATCGCAAAGCGTTGCAGGTGCGCAGAGAAAGCGAGAGCGCACGCAACATCCAACGCTTAGCCGAGATACGCGATAAGGCCGACAACATGCCTGCGGTCAACGCAATTCGCCTCCTCGAGCAGCTCGGCGAGGATGAACACGGCAATAGACGCGCGGCCGCGATGACATCTCCGGGCATGGTGGTGGTGATCGAGGGCGTCAATGCGCGTGTTGACGTTACCCGCGACGTTACCCCTAAGCCAGATAGCAGCGAATAGCCCAATGAAATCAAGGGAACAGCCCCGTGTGGGCTCAGTCATCAACACTGATGGTCACCGCCCGCGCGCCCTCGGCACCCCGCCGGCGGGAGGGGGGAGGGGGAAAAACGCGCGTCTTCAAGCCGCTGGTAACCCCCGCACGCAACTTTTCTCTGTATATTCTGGGTGTGTGATTTTTTTTCTTGCTGTGTTTTTTCCTTCGCCTGCGGGTGCGCGTGATTTTCTAGGCGACATTGGTGGCGGGTTGATTGGTGGGGTTGTGGGGGGATTTGTGGGATCGCAGTTTCAGCGGCCGCCGCCTGTCTACTATCCGCCGCCTCCTGTGTATTACCCGCCTGCGCCGCGGTACTACCCGCCTGCGGTGAATTACGATCCTGTTGCGGTGTGCATTGCGCGGTTTCGTTCATACAACCCTGAGACGGGGATTTATTGGGGGTATGACGGCCAGCCGCATCGGTGTCCGTGATGAGCAGCTACCGAAACCTGCACGAACACATGACCTACCACGGCGTCAAGCGGTGGTTCCTTGACGGCTGTGATCGCGAGGACGCCAACACGATCCGCGAGGCAGTCGAGCGCATCCCCGAACGCAGGTTGATCCGACGCCTCGCGCGGGCTCTTGCTGCGGAGGATCACCGGACAGTGCGTGAGGGTCCGTGATGGCGTGGATAATTGGCTTGGTCATTGGGTTTCTGATCGGTGTCGTGGTTGGGGCATATGCTCTGCAATTCGCGCTTTCGAGAATTTGATGTGGCTTTTGATCGTTGTTGGGGTGGGATTTGCGGCGCTGTGTGTTTGGGCGCAGCTGTCATGAGCACCGGCGTTCTGCGGATGATTGTGTCCTTTCTGATCGCGATGACGTTGGCGCGTGCGCATGAGGCGCCGAGCGGTTGGGCGTATCCGAAGGATTGTTGTGGCGGTGATTGCCATCCTGTTCCGTGCGAGGAGGTTTCTGCAGTTGCGCCGCGGGATGGCTTTGTTGGGCCGGACTACGAGTGGCATGGCCTGACGTTTCGCAAGCCGCAGCATCAATTCTCGCCTGACGGGGCGTGTCATGTGTGTGTGGGCAACTTCAAGCCACTGCTGCCGCGGTGCATATTCACGCCGATACCTGCGGGGACGTAAATGTGGGTCTTATGTCGATGGTGCTTTGGAAAGGGTTGGATTCCAACTACCGCGACGACGGTTTGGAAGCCATGTGAAATATGCGAAGGCAAAAAGTGGTTATGGATTTACTGAGATGAAACTCTACGTGCCTTGCATCATGGGGCAGTGGGGGGTGATTTTCTCCGGGGGTGTGCCGATCATTGCATCGAGGCTGCGGGGGATTGGGGTTGTGGCTGAGACGTTTGCGTACGGCAGCGTCAATGCGATTTTTGCGCAGTGCAATTCGTATCTGCGGGCCGGGTACTCGCTTGGGGCGGTTGGTTTTTCGCTCGGGACGTCGACGGTCGGGTTGATGCAGCAAACCTTGCCGTTCGAGCTGGTTGTCTGCTTGGCCGAGTCGAGCCTCGAGCGGAGGTTCAAGATCAATCATAAGTTGTGCAAGCGTTCGGTGCTTTGGCATGGGTGGGATTTTTTGTCGGATGCCGGGGTCACCGATGGCTTCGACCTAACCATACAGACGGCGTTGCCGCACTTGCTCATCCCGTATTCGCCGCGGATTCAGGCGGACATCGTGGCCAGGTTCCAGGCGCTGCTATGATCCAAGACCTGATCAATGCGACCGATGTCGGCGGCACATGCACGGTGCCGCCTGGCACCTACACTATGGCCATGCCTACCGTGTTGAAACCGGGGATTACGCTAGACCTGACCGGCGTGACTTTGAAGCAGTATCCGTCAACGGTACGAAGCGTCTATAGCGTTCTGCAAGTCGCCGGCCCTGGCAGCGGCAAGAATACCATCATAAACGGCACAATCATCGGCGATCGCGACGGTCGGCCGGATGACCCAACGCTCGGTGGAATTGGCTACGGCATCATGATCGCCCTGGGCGCGAGCGGGGTGATCGTGCGCGGCACGCAGATCAGCAATTGCTTCGGCGACGGCATCATCGTGTGGGGCGGGAACAATGTTGAGCTCGATCGCGTCATTTCGCATGGCAACCGCCGCCAAGGCCTGACGATCACAGATTCCTCGGTGCTGTGGATTCATGACTCTCAGTTTTCTAACGACAGCGGGTCGCCTCCTGGCGACGGCATCGACCTAGAGAACAATTTCGAGACCGAAACCATCGCGGATGTGGCGATCTCGCGGTGCAAGTTCTTCGGCAACAAGGGCTCTGACATTGGCCTCGGTTCGCCGGGCATCTACCACAACATCCGCATCACGCCGGACAATTCGTTCGACCTCACGACGCAACCAATTTGGGTTGCTGGCGGCGCAGGATCGCTCGGGGCGCCGTGGTGGGCGCCGCTGTTGAAAGGAATTTTTGGTGCATTGCCGACCTATCGTTGGTGGGGCTATCCGACACAATGGTACTCAGCATAGGAGAATGAAAAATGGACGACCCGGCAGTCAAGCAGCGGTTCGAAGATGCGCTCAACAGCCTTAGCGTCGAATGCAAGGGCATTGCGACCAATCATCACGAATCTCTCACGCCGCGCGGTGTGATCGAGATTTGGGATGCGCTCAAAATCAGCGATCTCAAAGTCGTGTCGGCGGGGTAACGGCCATGAAAATGCTCAAAGCAATCCTCTTTTGCGTTTTCCTCGGTGCCTGCTCATCGAGCACAACGCCGCCAACTTCGGTGGACGTGATCGGCGCCATCGAGGCTCAATGCAAGTTCGTTGCGACCGCATCGTCGATCGAGCAGTTCATCGTCACCGCCATTGGTCATCCCGAACTGATCGGTGGCGTCGTGACGGTCAACGCCATCGCGACCGCGATCTGCAACGCGCTTCCGCCTCCGGTGATGGCGGCCGAGGGCAACGCCAACCAGGGAGAAGTTACGTTCACGGTCGGCGGGGTCGAGATTAAGGGCTATCGCAAGTAGTGCGGAACCTCGTGGCGTTCTGTTTGCTGACGCTGGCGATTGGTTGCAGCCAATCCTCGCCGCCTGCGCCCGTACCGTCCCCGTGGGCAATCGGCCCGGTTGTCAACGGCGTAAACGATAGCAGCGGGATGCCCCCGTACATGCTGCCGGATGGGGCGGGCGGGTTTTATTTCGATTTTCCACAAGCCGGCCACGTCAATTACGTGACTACAACGCCCGCCGGCACGCTCTCAGCCATCAGCCTGTCCTATGTGATTAGCGCGCTGACCGGCGCGCCCCCGGCATTTCTCGAGGTTGATTGCGGCACTCCTGGCTGCACGCCTGGGCCCGGACTGATGCGGCTCTACGTGCAGCGCTGCGGCGACGATTGGGGCGGGGACGCAACCGGCAAGGCGAGCTTTCGGTTTTGGTCGGCGCCGACGCCTCTGATCCTAGGCGGGACAATAGTCTACCGGCCAATAACAGGCTGGACGAATGTTGACGGCCAGCAGGACGCGGCCGCCCTGCAAGTCACGCTCGCGAATGCGTGTTCCGTTGGGTTCACGTTCGGCGGCATGTTCGCGGGGCATGGCGTGATCTCGAGCGCGCCGGCGCGTTTCACGCTCAAGGCCTTCTCGACTCAGCAGTAGTGCGTTGCGGGCGCGCCGGCGCCCCGTTGTGATCGGCGAAACGGAGAGGACAGGCAAATCGGCGAAACCATAAAGGAGATGCGACCATGTGTGACTATTCGCTCGCTCACCTAAAGTCCCGGCCGGCGGCAGTCGGCGACAAGCTCGTCACCCACAACTTCGGCTCTGGCACGCGCGGGTTTGCCCCGCAAGATCATAACGAAGCTGTCGCAGTCTGCGTACTGCCAGGAACGGAAATCGCTTTCGATGAGGATATCAAGTCACATGCACCGTATCAGTATCGGGGGCCTGTGGCTGAACATAAAGTGGCGATCTTCCGGCAGATCAATCTCGATAAGCCGCGAATGCACCATGATGCCCTGGAACTTCCCACCGGGACGCACATCATGCTGACAGGCCTTGTCGAGGGACAGAAAGCGACCGTGCTGCAACTGCCGGCGGCGCCGAAGAACGAGGCCGAGCGCAAAGCGCAAGAGCGCTTGCCGATGGCCGAGCTTGTGAGCCGCTCGATGCTTGAGAGATTGTTCGGCTAAAGTCCGCGCGTGTCGTGAGCTCCATAACGACAGTGCGATCGCCAAATGGGGATGTCGAATATCATGACATCCCCGTCTATTTCCTTGAGCGCTACGAGGAGGAGTTTGCCGCCTGGGCGGCGAACATCCGCAGGATCGGGCCGATCAAGAACATCATCTTGAAGGAAGGCTACCTCGCCGATCCCTCGCCAGACCCCGAGCACGGTCCGCAGCTCCTTCAAGTGAGCGTCTCCGTATGGCCAAGCCGGCATCGACACTGCCTGGTAATCGCGCCGTTGACCAACCGCGACCGTGAGCTCATCACGCGGCACTGCGAGAAATTACAGAAGGCCGGCCTCGCTTCGCGGCAATTCCAGAAAGAGCCGCCGCGGCCGTTCATGCCGTTCACGCCCACTGTGGTGAAACACTGACCAGGAGGAAGCGATGACCAAGCCAAAGCACAAAGAAGTCAAAGAAGTTCCAGTGAAAGACCGCGTTGATGCGCTTGAGGCCCGCGTTGCTGTGTTGGAGGGCAAGGTGGTCAATCTGCCGCCGGCTCCTCCTCCAGTACCAGCGGCGCAAGGTACAATGATGGAAGATGACGACACGCCTTGATCCTTGGGGCATGGCCCGTGGCTATGCCGACGACGATGATTGGAAGGTAGCCAAGAGCTCAGTCGAGTATTCGATGGGCGTTGGCGACGGCGATATGTGCGCGCGCTGTCAGTTTTACATTTCGGCCGGCCTCGAGGAGAGCCAATGCCGCCGCGTCAAAGGCATGGTCGAAAGCCGTTACTGGTGCGCGCTCTACAAAGCTAAACGACAAAACATGCAGTGGAGATAAGCCATGCCTCTCGGTCTCGCCTTTTGGATTCTGATGCTGCTTTGGCTCGTGTTTGGGATGTGGAACGTATGGCCCAACCATTATGCGGTAGGCGGTAATCTTCTGCTGTTCATCCTCCTTCTGCTGTTGGGGTGGCACTCTTTCGGGTCACCGATACACGGCGGATGATGCGAAAAACGCCGATCGCAGACACAGTCGCGCGCGCGCTGTTGATTATTTTTCTGACGGTGCTTATCACCGGATGGGTGATTTGGGCGCTCCCTGGAGGCAATCCATGATGACATTAAGGGAATATGCGAGGGGTTTTGCACTGGAAGACATCAGACGGCACATGATTGAGAAGTTTTTGGAACGGCATCCAAAGTATGAATCAATGGAGATAACCGATGCCATTAAGAAAAGGGCGCTCAAAAAAAATAGTCTCCGCGAACATCCGCGAACTGAGACGGTCCGGCTATCCGCAGAAGCAGGCGGTCGCGATCTCTCTCAAAAAAGCAGGTAAGGCTCGCAAGCGATGAAGCCCGCTCCGTTGTGGTTTTGGCAGGATGAAATCTTGAGCGCGTCTCAAGATGATTGGCACAATTTCATCTTGCATAGGAGATTTTATCAACTGGAAGGCGTTAGTTGGCACTTAAATTATGAATGCGGATATTGGCCGCGTCGTAAATATGGATCGTCATGAACGACGACACCCGGCGTCAGTTTCGTATCAAGGGTGGAACCAGGCTCGCAGACTTCATCATGTCGAATCGTTTCGTCGACGTGATCGAGGGCCCGCTCGGTTCCGGCAAGACACACGCGCTTTGCGCGCGGATCATGCGCCATGCCCAGGAGCAGAAGCCCTCGACGCTCGATGGCCTGCGCAAGACGCGCTTTGCCATCATCCGCAACTCCTACCCGGATTTGAAACGGTCAACGATCAGGACTTGGTGCGAGATCGTGCCCGAGCACATCTATGGCAAGATGAACTGGTCCGTGCCGCCGACCCATCGGCTGCGCTTCGCCGACGTGCTTTGCGAGGTCGATTTTCTCGCGCTCGACAAGCCCGAGCAGGGCATCTTTAAGCTGCGATCGACGGAATACACCGGCATCGCCTTCAACGAACTCCAATACAATCACAAAGAGATTTTCGACGAGGCGACGTCGCGCTTGCGCTATCCGCCGCTCTCTGAGGGCGGCGCAACGTGGCGCGGCATCATCGCGGACGCAAACGCGCCGGACGAAGACCATTGGCTCGCGATCATGACCGGCCAGGTCGACATGCCGCCCGGCCTCACCGAAGAAGAACAAGAGGCTCTCGCAAAATGGCCGGAAGATTGGGGTTATCACCAGCAGCCGGCAGCGCTGATCGAGAAGTTTGACAATCAGGGGCGCGTCATCGACTACGAGCCCAACCCGCACGCCGAAAATATCGAAAACCTCGACGCCGACTACTATCAGAAGCAGTTACAGGGCAAGACAAAATCATGGATCGACTCGCGCCTGATGGTGCGCGTGGTGCTTGTGGTCGACGGCTCGGCGGTCTGGCCGATGTTCAAGCCGGAAGTGCATGTATCGCCTCACCCGCATGTGCCGAATGCGGCCTATGACATCGACGTGGGGCTAGATTTCGGGCGGACGCCGGCCGCGGTGTTTGCGCAGGCGATCAACAATCGGGTCTTGGTGCAGCACGAGCTCCTCGGCCATAACGAGGGAGCAGTGACGTTCGCCCCGAAGGTGCGCCGGTTCATTGCGTCGCGGTATCCCGATCACGCGGTCAGCCGATTTCGGTTTTGGGGCGATCCGAAAGGTAACGATAAGGGGCAAGCGGATGAAAGAACGGCCTATGACATCTTTACAGCAAATGGTATGCGCGTCCGAGCGGCGCCCGGCATCACTCACAATCAGATTTCAACCCGCGTCGACGCCGTTGCCCATCTTCTCAATGAAATGTACGACGGGCGCCCGCGGTTTTTGCTCTCGCCGGTGTGTAGAACCTTAAAAGTGGCGATGGCCGGGAGATACCACAACGAAAAGGACGAGATCGGCGAGCTGCGGCCGTGCAAGGACCGCTACAGCAATCCGTGCGATGCTTTGCAATATCTCGCGCTCGGAATCGGCGAGGGTCGGCGCATGATCAAGCCCGATGGACCGTCAAACGCGATCCAAGTGCGCCACCGGCGCTCGATGAGAAGGGCCGTGGCATGAAACGAAGACGCGCAGTTAATCGGAAAACTGAGCAATGGGCGCGCCATCTTGCCTTGAGCTATCACATTGAGATGGATCAATGCCATGATGATAGTTTGGCGTGGGAAAGGGCCAAACTTGAAGTGACTCGTTCGCTTGGCGTCCGATTCCTGAGTACACCCGAGGAATTTGCAGAAGCCTGCCGGAAGGCCTGGGAAAAACGAAGGGTCGTGGCATGACCTGGCGCGGGATGATTGATGACAGAATGGGCCAAGACATCAAATCCGCGGAACTGAAAAATAACAACGTCTATGTTCAGACTGCGAAAGGCGAGGTATGGCGCATTTGGGTTGATTTTGACGGTCTCCCGCGGTTCGAATTGGTCAAGCGAGCATGAACATGATTCCTTATCCGCCGCCACCGCCGCCGATTTGGTGTTCCTACTGCGGCAACGGTCCATGCCAAGGCGGGACCGGATGTCCAAGACTCCCTTATCGTTAAAATGGTCGGCCGGGCGACCCTTGGTCCGCTGATTTCGCAACCGGATAACTGGTTGCTGATATTCGAGCGCCAGGCGCCGAGCCGATTCTTCGATTTCGTCGCGTTTGGCAAATACAAGCACGTCAAAGCGTGCGGATACGTGCCTTTTCTGCATGTTTGGACGTTTTTCGATCCAAGTTGGAGCGGAACCGAGCTCTATGTTGCCGAAGATGGCCGGCCGGCGCTCTATTTGATGTCGCAATGGATCGTCGAGGCCGATGTGATGCGATTTCCCCGCAAACACGCCCCGGCGCGGCTTCCACCGCTTGCCGGATGGTGCGTTCCACAGATTAAGCGGCTCATCGGGCTCCGCAGTGGTGCGTTGCGGCCCGATACCCTCTGGCGAGACTGCCTCGCAAACGGCGGCGTCCCGCTCGAGGCCAATCATGGGTCAATCCTCATCCACTAGTGCCCCGAGCCTGACGGACCTCCTCAATGCTGGTGGAGGCCTGCCAGGACCGCCGCCCGCGATCACGCCACCGCAGACGCCGGATTTTGGGGCGCCTCCGACCTACACCCCGCCGCCCGCCGATCCCCTGATGGCGATCCTCACCCAATCCGCGGACACGCAGGAAACCGCCGCGCTGCAAGACCAGGCGCGCATGGATACCTCCTCGCTTCTCGCGCGCTACGGCTCGCGGCTCGCTTACGCCGGCGTCAACTTCAACTCGCCGCTCCGGTAGCCCGCGATGGCAGGATACGAAAGCCCGCCCGGCGAGCTCATCAGCCCCCAAGGGAGCAAAGACGATCCGGTCGAGCAGGAAGCGATCAAGCGGCTTGCCGAGGCAAGACACTGGAAGCAGCGCCGCCTTCTCGATTTCAAGGAATGCTATTTTTTCACCGCGCCGAGCCGGCAGCGTCAGCTTTCATCGGAAACGCAGCCGTCCGTGCAGACGATGCTCGACGAACCCGAGCTCAACACCGATCTCGGCTTTCTCCTGACGGCGGATTTCACGACAGAAGTGATCAATGCGTATCTACCCGAGGCGCAGATGTGGTGCGAGCGCGGGCCCGGCATGGATGTGCCGGATCAGCTTTTCAACGATCAGATGAAGGTGAAAGTCCGCGCCGCGGACAAAAAGATTTTCCAGGCGATCAAAGCCTCGAATTTCTACGCCGAATTACCCAAGTGCTTCACGCCCGACCTTGCGATCGGCACCGCCGGCCTGTGGATACATCGGCCGTATCCGACGAAGCCGATCGAGGTTCTCGCTGTGCCCATGCGCGAGATCGAGATCAATCTCGGTCCGAACGGCGAGATCGACGACCGTTTCATCGTGCGCTATCCGCGCAATGCGCTCGTGCAGGCCTATCTTGGCGCGCTGTGGGATAAGGTCGACGAGGAGACGAAAGCAAAGATCAAGGAACAGCCGGCCGGCCGCACCGAGCTCACGTGGGGGTTTTGGCGCCGATGGGACAGGCCCGAGGAAGACGAATGCTGGCAGCACGTCGTCCTGATCGGAAAAAAACGCCTGCACGACATCGAGCTCAAGGGCGAGGGCTCTTGCCCGTTCATCGTGATCCGTTTTGGCGCGACGGCGGACTGGCCTTGGGCGATCGGCCCGATGATTCAAGGTTTGCCCACCATGCGTCAGGTCGACGATCTCGAGCGCATGAAGATCGAGGGCGTTGAATGGGCGGTAAATCCGGCCATCAAATACCCGGATGACAGCGTAACGAACATCGAGCAAGGGATCGAGCCGGGCATGGGTTATCCCGTGCGTGTCGGCGCCGAGAACGCTTTCGGACCGATCTACAATCAACCGTCGCTTGATCCGGCCCTCCTCGAGCTCGAAACCAAGGAGCACAGGTTAAAGAAGCTGCATTTCACCGATTATCCCGAGCAATCCGGCGATACGCCGCCGACCGCGAGCCAATGGCTCGATGAACTCGCCCGCGCACAGCGCCGCATCGGCATGGCCGGCTATTCATTCTGGCGGGAAGGGCCGCTGCGCATTTTCCTGCGCTACAAGTTTCTTTTGGAGATAGCCGGCACGATCGAGAAGCTACAGGACGCCTCCGGCAAGCTGATAGCGACACAGCCGATCAACCCCACGCAGCGCGCGGCCGAGCAGCAGGAGATCGCAACCGCCACGCAGGCCGCGCAGATCGGCGCACAGATGTTTCCCGAGGAATGGCGCCTGGTTGTCGACGGCAAGCAGACGATCGTGAACTTCATTCAAAAAATGAGAGTTGCTTACGACAAGAAGTCGCAAACCGGCCTCATCGCCATGCGCGATTCGAAGGAAGTTGCCCAAGTCGCCGCGCAACTCGCTCAACTCGCCGGTACTCGGCAGAAAGCCGGCGGCGCTACGCCAGAGGAGGCCGGTGCGCCGGCAGCGCCATGAGCGACCACATCAGCGACGAGGAGCTCCTCCAAGCCCTCGACAGGATTGCCAGAACGCCGGATGGCGCCCTGCTTTACCTCTATTTCCAACGGGCCGTCCTCGAGCTCTTTCGTGACCCCTCGGCAAACAACGGTGCGTTGCGGGCTCACGAGGGGCGCCGCAATTTCGCGGCCGAACTGATGGGCCGCATGGCTCGAGGAATCGACGAAAGTGGCAGAGCAACTACCTCTCAGCGCACCGGCTACACCACCGAGCGCCCCGTCGTCTTCCGAACCGCCGGCAACACCGCCGGCAAGTCCCGGCTCTCCGTCCGCGAACGGATCGCCGCCGACGACCCCGAGCTCCGCGGCTTCACCGTCCAGTCCGGCTCCGGCCGCGGCGACGCCGCCTAGCCGGCCGGATTTCTGGCCGGAACGGCATTGGGGCGAGACGGGTCCAAAACTCAAGGAATTTGTCGAGGAGCACAATCAGCTCGCCGCGCGTGTCGCCGCGGATGATAGCCGCAAGCTGACGTTGCCGAAGGCCGTCGAAGAATACACCCCGACGCTGCCGCAGGATTGGAAGCCGCCGGCGGGCATCGAATACCAACTCAATCCCAACGATCCCACTTTCATCGCCGCTCGGCAATTTGCGCTCGAGAGCGGCCTGACGAAAGACCAATGGTCGAAGATGCTCTCGATCTACGCCTCGAGCCAGGTCAACGATCTCTCGACAGTCACCGCGGCGCGTAATGCCGAGCTCCAAAAGCTCGGCGCGACCGCTCCTGCCCGCCTCAACGCGATCGAGCAGTTCTACAAGGCCACCTACGGCGAGGCCGACGCCAAGATCAAAATGCAGCGTCTTCTCACCGCCGACGATGTTCGTATCGCCGAGAAGGAGCTCGCCCGCACTGTCAATCCCGGCGGCTCGACGTTTACGCCGGCGCGCGAGCCCGGCCCGGACGGCGGCAAAGTTTCCGAGGAGCAATGGTCGAAGATGGGCGCAGCCGAGCGCCTCGATTACGCGCGTCGCTTCCCGCAGGGCGCAAATGGTGCAGCGAGGTAATTCATGGCGCTCCTGACCGTCTCCATCAACGATCCCACGTTTAACCGCAAATCCGATGAGGTTGTGTTCCTTACGAGAGCACTTGACGTCATCAAGACGGAGCTCGGTCGTGGGAATGGAACCGTAACGAGCGGCACAATCCTCGATTACACCACCGGACTTGGACCCACGTCTCTCGGCACCTGGACCTACACGCCGAGCGCGGCAAATCCCTAAGCTGAAAAGGACCATCGGTCATGGCGATTTCAAATCTGATCACCCTGCCGGAATACGCGAAGGGGTTCGCTCGCGAAGACATCCGACGTGCAATCATCGAGATGTTTACGCAATACAGCGACATCTTTGAAGCGATGCCGTTCGAGAGCTTGAAGGGCTCAAACTTCACTGGCTATCGCGAGTCCGTTCTGCCGCAACCAGTGTTCCGTGCCATCAACGAAGCCTCGAGCTCGGGGCATGGCTTCATCACGCCGTTCCAGGAAGCCACCTACATCATCGACCACGACATCGACGTCGATCGCGCAATTCAGGATCGCCACGGGCCCGAACGCAGAAATTATGAAGAAAGAATGGGAATCACCGCGTTTGCGAGATTGTGGGTCGATACTTTCGTCAAGGGTGACCAAAGCACCAATCCCCGCGTCTTCAACGGCCTCAACGTGCGCGCAACCAAATTCGGCCGGCTTTATCACAACTCCACGGGTTCCGGCGGCGCCGCACTCTCGCTGGCGAACCTCGATCAGATGCTCAACAACCTGTCGCGCAAGAGCGGCACGAGCTACGTCTTTGTCCCGTTCATCAGCCTTCCGCTCTGGATTCAGGCCGCGCGCACGCCATCACTCTCTGGCTTCGTCATGCAAACCTGGGATGAGGTCGGCTCGCCGAAAATCAGTTATGCCGGCCTTCGTCTCCTCTGGGGCTATCCCAAGGACGACCATCAGCCGGTGTTGCAATTCAGTGAGGTTGCCAAGGGCGGCGGCTCGGCCGTCACCGCCTCGCTCTACGGTCTCACGCTTGGCGAGGGGATGCTTCGCGGAATCACCGTGCGGCCGCTGACGCCGGAAGACGTTGGCTTGCTGCAAGACCGCAAGACCTATCGCACGCACATCGCCTGGGACGTCGGCATTGTGGACGAACACAAATACTGTCTCACGAGAATGGACTCGTGGACCAACGCGCCGATCGTTGCGTAGGACACAGAGCTTAACGGAGAACACCATGATCCTGCACCGCAGCGCACTCGATACGATCCGGCGCATCCAGGCGCGGGAATTTGCCAAGAACGTCGATTTCTCGGCACGTCCCTTGGCTGCACGATCGGCTCTTGAACGGTTGCTTCTCGCATCCGCCGGCGATCGCTCGTTTACCTTCGACGCCAATATGGGGCTGTCGGATGGCTCGGCGGCGATCGCGGCGACCGGCTACGCGCAATATGCCGGCGCCGATGGCATCGTCGATCTCGGCGGCAATCAGAACGTCACGGTCACGCTGCCGTCGATTGCCGACGTCTCGACCATCACGCCGCAACAGCCGCGTATCGACGCCGTAGTGCAGATTTACATGACGGCGGTCACGACCAGCGGCACGGCGGTCGCAAAGCTGATCGTGGTCGGCTCGAACAATCCGGCATTCACCGCCGGCACCACTACGCAGCTCGGCATGATGGAGTTTGGCGCCATCGCGTCGCAGGAACAGGTGAACGGCTTCATCACTGCGGCACCGCCTGCGGTCGGCGGAAGCGAGTACGAAATCCTCTTCACCAACGAGCAGAACAACGTCAAGTATCAGTTTGTGAAGCTCTACGTTGTGATCGCCAACTCCGGCTCGGTCACGTTCCGCGCGAACGTGGTCGTGCTGCCCGAGCCATGAGCTGAAACACGATGGAATTCGCCTTTACCAAATTCAGCGGCGATCTCGTTACCAACACACCCACGTTGCGGGTGTGGTTGTGGGACACGGGCCCGATCCCACCGATCGCGCCCGCGCGACCCAAGCCGCCGAAAGGTCAGGAAGGCGACCCCGAATACGATCTCGCGATGATCGACTTTCGCGAGCAGATGCACGACTACGAAAAGGCGCTTCTGAATTATCGCAGGGCGAAAGAAGACCACGCCGACTGGTTCGAGAAATACAAAGGCCCGTTCGAGTTTCGGCAATGGTCATGTGATGCGCGTGTTTCGCTCGAACGCGACCCCAAGCGATATTTCGTGAGCTCGCGCAATCCAGGCTGGGAGAAAACCAAAAATCTCGGATTGCCGAAAGGCATGGAACCCGGCGAGTGGCACTACAAGAACCAAGAGCGGATCGCGGCCGGCGAGGCCGACGAAGCCGAGGAAAGACGTCAAGACCCCGTTTTCGGATCATTGGAGGCTCGAGCATGAACCGCTTGCTGAAAACTGTGCTTGCTGTCAGCGCTGCCGCGCTGCTCGGCATCCCGTTGGTGCTCGTGCCGCCGAAGCCCGTCAAGGCGAACGGCGCAGTCATGTGCCAGGGCGATGTGTCCGGTGCTTCGACCGGATCACGCACTGTCGGCGGCACGCTGTCGTCAGTACCGAGCGGAACGCTTTATACCCTAAGCGGTAATGGTTGTGCTTATGTTCAAGCGGGTGACATCGGCTATTTTCTCTCGCAGGGCTATACGTCGTCTGGAAATTTAGGCACGCCGCTTGTCTTCACGACCGGCGTCCAAACCGGCACAACTGACATCGTGCTCGGAACTATCCCTGCAAGTTCCGGCGTTGTGTCAGTCGGCATTACCAATTCGACCGCGAACGCCGTGACCGGCGGCATCTCCATCGGCTCGACCGCGAACGGTACGCAAATCGCTGCCGCCATTACGTGTGGTGCGAACTGCGTCGTGCTTTCGCCTGTGCTGGCCGCGACTTATTCGGCCACCGCCGCGACGACCATCCACGCTGCCGCTGTCACGGCCTGGAACAGCGCCAACGTCGCGATCACCGTGAATTGGAGTTACTTCTAGTAGGAGCCCGCTCCGCATGGTTGTCGTTCCTCACCATGCTAACTTGCGCCGCGGTCGCGGCGCTCTTTCTTCGGGGCGCTTCTAATGGCCGCGCTTTACATTTCCGAACATAATGCTGGCGCGAGCGCGGGCTTGCCGCTTGTTCGTTGGCCGGCTCTCGCAACACAGGTTGTGGCGATTGGCGGCGGCTCGCAACAGTCAAATCCGTTTGGCGGCGGCACAAGGATCATCCGCGTTCACAGCGACGTGGTGTGCTCGATATTCATCGGTCCAAATCCGACAGCAACTACATTGCATCCGCGGTTTTCGGCCAATCAAACCGAGTACATGGAAGTCAACGCCGGCGATCAGATCGCAGTGATAGCAAACACATGATGCTCACATCCTCGCCGCCATCCTCACAGGATTTTGCCAACCTCTCTGCGCTGATGCAGATTATTGCAAACCCAAAATCAGCGAAGGCGCAGCTCGATGCACTGTCCGCCAAGATTAAGGAACACAACGAGGCGGCGGACAAAGCGTATGCGGCAGAGCAGGCCGCGCGCGCAGCGAGCAAAAAGGCTGACGCCGACAAGGACGCGGCGGCACACGCACAGGCAGAGGCCGATACTGGTCACGAAGCTCTGAAATCTCTTACAACCGCCAGGCTCGCAGAGCACGAGGCGCGCAAAAAAACATTGGACGAACGAGAGCAAAAGGTCGGGGATCGCGAGCATAATGTTTTTGAGCGCGAGCGAGCGGTCAGTGATCGTGAGGCTGCGGCCACACAGGCCGAACGGCAGCTCAAACTCGATCGCGAGAAAAACAAGTCCGATCGCGCCATGCTCGAGTCGCGGATGACGAAGCTCAAGAGCGCAATCGAGGCATGAGATGGCTTTCCAAAAATCGGTCGCCGTCCGCAATGCCGAGCTCGATCAGATCGAAACGACCATTGGCGTCTCGGCAGTCTTGAAATTGTTCTCCGGCGCCGAGCCGGCGAACTGCGCTGCGGCCGATCCCGCTGGCCTGCTTTGCACGATCAATCTGCCGGTCGATTGGATGAACAATGCAAGCGCCGGTTCGAAAACCAAGTTAGGAACTTGGTCGGCGGCGGCGAGTGGCTCCGGTACGATCGCATCCTGGCGCATCTATGAAACCACCGCGACAACCTGTCATCTACAGGGCAACACAACCGACATGGGGTTCGACAACACGAACGTCGCCGTTGCTCAGGTCGTCACCGTCAACACCTTCACGATCACGGCTGGAAACGCATAGGAATAGATCATGAGCCTCGGTTATTGGGAAACACTGGCGTCGGTTTCGGCCGATGGAACTGCGCTCACGGCGGCCGCGCGTGGAAGCTTGCTCCAAGGTGCCGCAAAAACCGGCCTCTATACGATGGCGGCCAACAGGTTGCGTGTTGGCGATGTGCTGAGTATTCGCGCGGCGGGTCGAGTCAGCAGCGCGATTACAACTCCCGGCACCTATCGGTTTGATTTGTCGTGGGGTGTAGCCGGCACGGCATCGTTTGATTCGCTTGCCCTGACTCCAATATCGACAGTTGCGCAAACAACGGTGCCTTGGGTGTTGGATGTTGAGGGCACCGTGCGCTCTCTGGGCACAGCCGGCACCATCTTTTGGTTAGGTTCCTTCCTGTGTTCTGCCTTGCTAGGCACAGCGGCGCCCGCCTCTGGCCCCGGCCCTGGCGGCGTTTTGGTTCCATTCGTTAATCCTCCCGTCGTCGGCCCAGGCGTCGACATGACCATTGCTCAAATCCTCGATTTCAACTTCACGCAAACCGTGGCCACGGGCTCAGTCACGCTGCACAACTACGCGCTGTCGCTCAAGTCTAGCTCGGGGTTCTGATGAATGGCCAGCGATGGAAAAAATGGAAGCGTTCAGTTTCTATAGACGGCCATAAAACTTGTCTTTCTCTTGAGCCAGATTTTTTTGATGCGCTGAAAAAGATAGCTGCGCAGCGTGGCATTACATTATCAAATCTTCTAGCAGATATTGATAAAGATAGACTTTCCTACAATTTGTCGTCGTCGGTCAGGCTCTATGTCCTTCGTTATTATCTCCCGAGAGCGGAGTGCTGCCAATGGCCGGATTTCTCGTAACGATTCCCTTTACTCGCAACGGTGTTGCCGGGACGGCAATTGTCGGCGTCGGAACATCGTTCGCGCCCAATGCTACAGCAGCAATCACCCTCGCGGAAGGTTTTGGCCAAGCGTGGATCACAAAGAATTCGGCTGACGTTGTAACATTCGGCACTGTTACTGCCCAAGCTAGCGGCACGATCCCGTCGTGACAATCGTTCTAGATTGTTCGGGATTAGACGGAACGAATGACGGCGCTGGCGACAATGCAGTTGCATGGCGTGTTATTATTCACGCCGCTGCCCTGACGGCGGCAACGGGGAATCAAGTCCAGGTTTCTTGGCGGTCAGGATCGAGTTCGGGGAGTAACTCGCCCGCTATATCCGGCGCATGGATTGGCCAGCGCAGCGGTGCAACCAACAATTTTACTGGAAATCAGGTCCAGCTCAAGTTCGGTGGTTCGACTACCTTCAATATCACGGCCGCAAACCAAACGATCACGTCCGATGTCGCTACACTAGGCGAGAATTTTGACAGCACCAAAGACTACATCGTTTCATTTAGAGGACAGACCGGCGCAACTGCCTTTTCTCTAACTACCGGCACCTTTTCTAATGTTGACAATAATAATCTTGGCGCGAGTACGGCGGGCGAAGAGGCGTTAACTACCGCCACCGGTGGGTATACCACCGTGGCAAATGTTAGTCAGATTCGCCAGATCATCATTACGGGCGGCGCTGTTGATCGCGGCGAATACCGATCCACACGCCCGCAGGCGCGGCAGAATAGATTTTGGCCTGGAACGAAAGGGCCGCGCCGACTAGCGCAAGCCGAAGTCGGCGGTGCCACGGCAAATGCGTCGTTAACGCAGGCTGATGCTACTCTCTCGGCTGCGGCCACAACGGCGGTCGAAGACCCTCGACAGGCCGTCTCGCCAAAGACACGTAGCACTCGGTTCTTTCCCGGCGGCAGCAAGGGGCCGCGCCGCAGAACATTCGACGGGATATTCCCGAGCCTCACGGCGAACGCGGTACTGACGCAGGCCGATGCCGCGCTATCCGCAGCGTCCACATTAGCGATTGCGGCCACTGCAACGCTGACACAGGCGGATGCCACGCTCTCCGCAGCATCCACTCTCGCCATAGCAGCGAATGCGACGCTCACGCAGGCTAATGCGACGCTCTCGGCGACGACCACGCTGGCAATTGCCGCAAATGCTGCACTGACGCAGGGCGACGCTACTCTTTCAGCCGCATCTACTCTCGCCATCGCCGCAAATGCGGCGTTAACACAGGATGACGCTGCCCTTTCGGCCAGTGCCACCACCAGTGCTGTTGTCGAAGACCCTCGGCAATCCATTTCGCCGCTCTCGCGAAGCGTTCGATTCTTCCCTGGTGCCAGCAAAGGACCTCGCCGGGCTCGGTATGACACGACCGTCACCACCGGCATTACCGCGAATGCCTCGCTAACGCAGGATGATGCCGCTCTTTCGGCCGCAACAGCCCTCGCCATTGCCGCAACTGCATCGCCGACGCAGGCCGATGCTACCCTCTCGGCGGCAGCAACCGTCGCTATTGCGGCAAACTCATCGCTCGCTCAGTCCAATGCAACACTTTCGGCCGCCGCTACATTGGCGGTCGCAGCCAACGCCGCATTGACGCAAGACGCCGCAACGCTATCCGCTGCCACGACGCTCGCCGTTGCTGCAAATGCTGCCCTGATACAGGCAAACATCCTTGCGGCCTTCGCCACTACTGGCGGGGCGGTTGCGCCGCAAACCCATAATTTCCCTTTCATCGCCAACGTGGGCAAATTGATGCACCGGAGCTAATGGTGCGTTGCCCCGTTTCCGCCCACACGCACTAATCCGGCCATGCTTACCGTGCTACGAGCCTTTCTCGCGGTGCTTCTCTTTGCGCTTCCGGCGCAGGCTCAGATCACCTTTGGCACCCCCAACCCGTCCGTAAATGCCATCGGACAGGTGATGATGTGCGTCAACTCGGCAAACGCCGCTGTGGCTTGCCAGGGCGCCGCCGTCACCGCGACATTCTCGGGTGCCGATACGAGCTCGGCCGTTGCCACACTGCCGGCGGCGGCTGGCGCGACCACCTACATCTGCGGCTTTACGATCTCCGGGCTCGGCGCCACGTCCGCGACAAATGTCATCGGCACGATCGCCTCGCTCACCGGCGGCACGGCCAGCCACGAATACAGCTTTCCCCTCGGCGCAACGGTCGCAAGCTCGCCCGTTACCGTCCGGTTCACGCCCTGCATTCCGGCGAGCGCGGTCAACACCGGGATTCCGGTTACGGTGCCGGGCGCGGCCGGAAACACGAGCACGAACATCGTTGCATGGGGCTTTCAGAGCGGCGGTGCGGTTGTCATTGTCGCCCCGACCGGACAGTTTTTGTTGATGGCGGACGGCGTGAACAAGGTGTTGCAGACTAACGGAGTGGCAAAGATATGTTTAGCCGGCACCTGTTGAAATATCTGATCGCTGCGGCGCTGGCCTTTGCGCCATCTTTGGCGCGCGCCGACTCTACTGTCTCGAGCATGACTGCGGCCGGGGTATTGACTGGCACCGAACTGTTCTACTGCGTGCAAGGCGGTGCAGATCGAAATTGCACCGCCAACCAAATCAAGACGTTCACCGGCAGCGGCGGCACGCCCGCCGGCGCTTCGCTGACGCTTCAATACAACAATGCAAGCGCCTTTGGTGGCATGAGCGGAACGAGTTGGGACGACACCAACCGCTCGCTGACGATGACGGGCTCGACGATCACGGTATCGCATCCCGTCCTCGACATGACGCAGACGTGGAACAACGCCGCTACCACGTTCACCGGATTACGGCTCAACGTCACCAATACGTTGAGTGCGGCTAATTCGGCATTGATTGATTTGCAGCTTGGCGGATCAAGTAAATTCAAGGTCGCCAACAACAGTGGCATTGCGTTCATTTCCCTTGGGACCGGCAACGCAAGCGCTACGGAAATTGATATATTGGGCAGCAATGCTACCGCTGGTAGCAGAAGCATTATTTTCCAAGATGAAGGCACCAGTCCTGCAATAAACATTGGTTACAATGGACTTGTGACCTGGTCCGGTGGAGATGCGTCTCCACCAGATTTAATTCTTACCCGTGACGCCGCCAACATCCTCGCCCAACGCAACGGCGTCACCGCAAACAGTTTTCGCGTCTACAACACCTTCACGGACCTGAGCAATTATGAGAGAGGCGTGCAGGATTGGACGACGACCGCCAACACGCTGACGATTGGGGCACAGGCTGCGGGCACGGGCACGTTGCGACCTGTTGCTTATGTCGGCGTACACCATAAGTTTGCCGGCACCGCGCCAACCCCCTCCGCGTGCGGCACCACGCCCGCCCTCACCGGGAGCGATACCCACGGCACCGTGACGATGGGCACGGGCACGCCTACCGGATGCGTCATCACGTTTGCGGTCGCCTATGTAAGCGCACCTGACTGTGTGGTGACGTGGCAAACCAATCTCGCCTCGATGACATACACGATCAGCACGACCGCCATCACGCTCACGCAAACCGCGACTTCCAGTAACAAAGTCAACTACGTCTGTCACGGGACATAAGGAGACAACATGATCCGGCGTTTTCTCTGTTCAATCGCCTTCTTGGTCGCACTGGTTGCGACGGCCGAAGCAGCAACGCTAACGATCTCCATCACCGGCTCTGCATTGCCCACTGTCAATCAGACGAAGACCTACACGGTCAGTGATACGGACCTCCAAGCTGTATTGAATTGGGCGGCGTCTAATTATGCTGCCTCGCTTCCGGTATCGCCCACGAACGCGCAAATCCTACTGGCATGGGTGCAGGGCTTCATCAACGCTACTAAGAATGCAGTGGTGCAATTCCAGACGCCGCCTCCCGCACCGCCGCCGCCGCCGACCATCCAGTAGCAGTGAGGCATTATGGCGCTTGCCGATTTTGTCGGGCTGATCCTTGCAAACTGGAACATGATCCAGTCGCCGCAGGATTTTCGCACCGGCAATACTGACCCAAATGGAAATGGAACATGGGCAACTGCCAATGCGTCGATCGGCACTGGTCTTGTCGGCCCTGATGGGTTAACGACCGCGCAAAGCCTGGTAGAGAACTCGGCGACCTCCGAGCATACTGTCACGACCCCAGGGTCGGGCATATCTGCGTACGTTTTTTGCGGATCAACATCGAATGTCTCCGGCTATCCGTTCCGGTTCACGCTAATTGGCAAGCCCGGATCGCGCACTCGGTTAGTTGTCAAATATACCGATACATTCAGCGGATTAAATACATCACTCGGCTTTGATTTGGCTGGGCTCAATTCCAATTACGCCGACGTTACGACAGGCACGACGATTTCAAACAGAACTATGACTAACATTGCCGGTGGCTTTGTCAAAACAACGTGGGATTTGCAATTCACGAACGCAGGGCAGACGGACTTCACAATAACGATCAAACTCGACAACGGCTCGGGGACCGGCGCGCTAAGTACGAATTACGCAGGCAATGGCAGCGGCAACGTGCTGTTGTGGTTTTTCGGAATGCTGCCGGTGGCAGCACAGACTCAGTTGGCCCATCAGAGTTATTTCAGCGGCTTCGATAGCATCGGTGAGATCGACATCGGCGACACGCAAGCCCCCGGCTTCAACTGGTATCCGCACAATCGCTGGCCCAACTATGCTCTTGGTCCTCCTCTCCTGGCAACAAACATACGCACGGCCCCGACAACGCCAGCGAGCGCCATTCATATAAACAGTAGCATTCTCACATTGGATTTAGATGTCTCGGGCTACGGGTCTGGACTGATGTCGTGCTGTGTGGACCCGCATGACGTGACGAAATTTGTTGGAAGAACTTTCAAAGCCCCCGTCGTCTTTGAAGCGAGCATGACCTACGACAAAACCAATGGCTCCATTCAAAACGTGGGATATTCGGGTTCTTCGATCGCATGGTGGGGCACAAACACGACTGCTTATAATGGCGGCAGCCACGCCTCTGAACTTGATCATATGGAGGCCTCGACCGGCCCGAGTTCGTTCAAAAGCTCTGCCTTTGACAGCATTCTTGCTCCTGTAAATACGGCTGCTGAGTTTCAAAATCAGGTGGGATTGCATCCGCCTAACACTTCAACTTTCATCAAAGTTGCAACGATGATTCTTCCGCGCAGCACAGATTCAAACAATCTGGGCGCTAAACTCAATTTTTATAATGGTCAGTGGGCGCCAGGCTCTTTCGAACCGATATGGCTGTTGCAAACCACACCGCCGAACGATTTCACCATCTTTGAGACTGCGGCCTGGAACCTCATCATCGGCGCCGGGTCTGGAACAATCCCAGGCCCGATTGTCGTAAATGCCCCGGTGCAATTCGATTTTGTGCGCGTGTTTCAGGCATTCGTGGCGACGCCGACCATCGTTTCATTTGCACCTAATGTCGGCGGCGTTGATCCAACCCGCAGCCTAACACTAGTTGGAACGGCGGTGATCGGCGGCACTGTTACGGTCTTCGATGGAGCGAGCAACCTAGGCACCGCATCTGTGGATGGCGGTGGCAATTGGAGCTTCACGGTGACGGGCCTGCCTAACGGCACGCATACATTTACCGCGATCGCTACCGACTCAACCGGCAACACCAGTGCTGCATCTTCGCCGTTTCCAGTCACGATAAACGTGCTGGCCTTGTTGACCGTCACCATCAACAATCTCAGCCCGCAGTTCGATAAGAGGTCGGCCGAAATCGCCTTCCTCGAAAGGGCGCTCGACGTCATAAAGACCGAGCTCGGCCGCGGCAACGGAAACGTGACATCGGGCGTCATCCTCGATTTTTCGGAAGTGCCCGGATCGTCACCTACACCGCTCGGTACATGGACCTATAACCCGTTCGCGCCTAATCCCTAGTGCGTTGCGGCTACGGGCGCCGCGATCCAATGAGAAACCCATGCGCAGACTCCTTGCAGCCATCGCCCTCCTCCTAGCAGCGGGGCTCCCTGCGCCGGCGCAAATCACGTTTCCGACGCCGAATACCGGCGTGATCGCGATCGGCCAGGTGCAGATGTGCATCAATGCGGCCGGCAACGCGGTCGCCTGCCAGGGCATCAACGTCACCGGCTCGTTCTCAGGGGCCGACACAACTACGGCGGTGGCGACCCTTACCGGCACGAGCGGCAAAACCACCTATATCTGCGGCTTTCAGGTCAACGGCCTCGGGCTCACCACCGGCGCCACGGTGAACGTCGCGGTGGCCAGCGTCGTCGGCGGCAATACCCTCAATTTCGCCTATACGTTCCCCACCGGCGCCACCGTCGTCGCGACGCCGGTTTCTCAGACTTTCACGCCCTGTATTCCGGCAAACGTGGCTGGCACCAACCTCACCGTTACCGTGCCCGGCGGCGCCGGCAATACGAGCACCAACATCACCGCCTGGGGTTACCAGCAATGAGCGCCTTTGAGTGGCCCGTCGACAAGTTGACGCTGATAAACCGGGCGCTTGTCCAGACGGGCGATGATCCGCTGACTGTCCTCGACGACGGTTCCGACCGCTTTATCGCGGCGTCGGCCGGCTACGAGGATGGCCTCGCCGTCCTGATGGAGGAGTCGAATTGGGGTTTTGCGACGCTGGTTGTGCAACTCCCGCCCCTTCCTACGCCACCGGCAAACAATGCTTGGGACACGCAATACAACCTGCCGGGCGATCTCCTGCATATCGTTTGGGTGCGCGTCAACCAAAACACCACCGATCCGACCACCAGCGTTTTGAGCCAGCCGACGCTGTGGGACATCGAGGCCGGCAAGCTGGTCATCAATGCGCAGGGCGGTCCGCCGCCGCCGAGCCCGCCGCTGACGCCGGCGATCGCGTTTCTGAAATACGTTTCCACGACATTCGGCGATCCGGCGACACCCGGCACCACGCCGCTGTTCGTGCGTGCGCTCACCGCCTATACGATGGCCGGGCTCTACCGCAGCCGCGGCGATGTCGCCGAGGCGAAGGAAAGCACCCAGGCTGCGATGGTATTCTCGCAACAGGCTCGCACGAGGTACGATCAACAGAAGCCCAAGCGGCAATTCCGCAACTCCCGCATCCTCGCCGCCCGGCGCGTGCGTCATCCCTGGCCGCCCGTGGGTCTGGATAATTGGACGGGAACCGGCAGCGCCGGCTAACGCGGATGAAGCGCGATGAAGCCGAGCACGGTCACCAAGCAGACCGATTTTAGCGCAGGCGAGGTCGACGTCGAGCTCAAGCGCAACGACGAACACCCTTACTTCAAGACGGGTGCGCGCCAGATGAACAACTGGCGCATCCTCAATTCGCGCGGTCTGTCGAACCGGCCGGGGCGGCGGCTTCTCGCTGTTGGTGGTTTCGTGCGGACCGACGAAGTGCTTATGGCCCCCGGAACGCCGTTTTATCTGCAATTCCAGGCGGGCGTTTTAGCTATCTACAATTCATCATTTGCCAATGTTTTCAGTATCGGCGCCCCTTGGTCTGGATCAAACCTCAATCAAATCGTTTGGGACGTTCTCGGGTCGCAAATCTTCCTCTGTTTTCCGGGGATGAATCCGCTCGTGCTGACGTGGAACGGCGGCAATTTCTGGACTTCCGCAAATTATGTCCCGCGAACGGCTATCCTGGGTTCACAGAAGCGCAGCGTCTTTTTTCGAGTGACGCCGGCGGGCACTCTATTGCAATCAAGTGCATATGGGCCGGGCCCGGTCACGCTCACCGTTACGGGCGCAAACAATTTCGATAACACATCAGTCGGCACAATCCTTCGGTTCACCAATCGACAGATCGCAGTGCTCGCGGTCAACGTCATCGGGAGTCCCGCGAACCTCACTGGAAACGTACTCGAGCCGCTCTTTCCGGCAATGACGCTTGCCGTTGCGAATGCAAATTTCACCTATGAGATTAACGATGTGGTGATCGGGGCCGGCAGCGGTGCAAAAGGAATAGTGTTTGCGACGTCCAATACAAACGTGGATGTGCAGCTCACTGCATCGACCCAATTCATCGCCGGTGAAAACGTGGTCGGGCCGAATGGCATCGGTGCGGCTACGGTTGTCAGCGTCGACGCTCAACCCGGAAACATCGCGGCATGGGACGAGGAGGTATTCAACACTTTCCGCGGATTTCCGGCCTCGTGCTTTGTCGACAACAATCGTCTCGGGTTTTGCGATTTCCCTAGCCTCCCAGGCCTGATCGCCTGGTCGGCAGTCGGCGACCCGTTCGACCTTTATACCGATCAGAACAATGTCTTTCCTAACAATGCAATCCAAGAATTGGTCCCGACGCGCTCGCGTGTGATGTACGTCGTTCCGGGCATGGAAAGCAGCGAGTTTGTGTTTTGCGATAACGCCATCTTTAGCATTCCGATTAGCGCGACAACGCCGTTGCAGCCGGGCAGCGTGAGCTTCTTGCAGCTCACCGGCGATGGGGCTTTGCCAGGAGTGAAGCCGCAACGCGCACAGCAAAGCATTGTGTTCGTCGGGCCGAACGGCAATCAGATTAAAGCGGTCCAGGCGATTGGTGCTTACACTCGGCCGTATGTGGTCGATGATATTTCCGATCTTCGGGCGCATTTGATCAAGTCACCGATCGCAATCGCCATTCCATCTTCGGTCGGACAGTTCGAGGAGCGCTACATCTACTTGCTCAATGCAGATGCCACGATCACGGTCGGCAAATATCAAATGAAAACCGGCGTGATCGACCAGGGCGTCGGCTGGAATCCTTGGTCGGGCAATGGGATGCCGACATGGGTATTTGCGCTGAATGCCGACGTGCTGATTAGTTCGTCCTATTCGATCATGGGCAATGTGCTCGAGATCGTGGACGCGACGCAATTCCTCGACGCCGCTATCCTGGTCAACAATCTGCCAGCTAACTTTGTGCCGCCAGGTGGAGCGGGCCCGCTGTTTTTCATTCCTAGTGGCAGCGTGGACCTGATGGACGGCGGTCGCATGATGGGGACATATCAGGTCGACGCCAGCGGTCATATCATTCCGCAGAACAATGCCGGCGAGAACCTCACGAGCTCAACCCTCACCGCTGGCCAGGCCTGGACCGCCACGCTCGAGCCGTTCGTGCCAATGGCACAGGGCGGCCAGGATGTCGGACAGCGCGTGTGGCCACGTCGGCTCAAGCGAGCGCAGGCCTATGTGCGCAACTCGACCGGCTTCCTGTTCGCCAAGCTCTTTTCCGGCTCGATCACGCCGACGTCGCCGGCGCCAGGCACGATCATGACCGTGCGCCGTATCTCGACATGGCAGGAAGACGAAAATCCCACACAGCCGCCGCCGCTGCGTGAGCAAAGCTATCTGTTCCGCCCGCTCGGATATTCGCACGATCCGCGTTACGCGATCGTCAAAGATACACCAGGCCCGCTCGAAATCCTCGAGCTCGACAACGAGGTCACGGTCTGATGATAACTGAATTTTATGCAGCCGCCGCCGTTGTATCCGCGATCGCATCCGTCGTCGCATGTTTTTGCTATCTGATGGCGCTTTACCATCTGTCCAAAATGAAAAGGCATTTTTAATGGGCGAGGCAGCAAGTGGGGCTTCGATCGCCTCGGTGCTCACGGACGCGGCCGGCAGCTATATCACCGGTCAGGCGAAGGCCTCGAGCTATGCGGCGCAGGCGACGAACTTTTTATATGAAGGCTCGGCGAAGGCGCTCAACTACAGCATGGATGCCACGACGAAGGCGGCCAACTATCAGTACGAAGGCCTGATCAACTCGGCCAACTACGAATACAAGGGCGCCGCCGAACAGGCGCAATATGGATTGCAGGCCGGCCAGGACACAGCGCAGGCCGAGCGCGCCGAACGCGCCGCTGATCTCGGACGTGTGCAAGCGGCGACTACCGACGTCGCATTGCGTGAGAACATGGTGACAACCCTCGGCGGAATCGAAACCAGGGCCGCCGCCGGCAAGACATACGGAAGCCCGACCGACATCGCATTCGAGGAACATCAAGAACAGGTCGCCGAGCGCGATCGCGGCACACAAATGTTGGCTATTCACGCGCAGATCGGCGAAGACAAATCGACGGCGGCCTACTTGCGCGGCGCCGCATCCTTCGCACTGACGCAGGGCAACATCGCGAAGAACTTCGCCGATTTCAATGCAGACGCCACTACGAAGATGGCCAGCTACAACGCCGACACCGCGACGAAGATGGGAGCAATCAACGCCGGCATCGCGATGACATCAGGCCAAACGCAGGCAGCGCAGGCAGAGCAACAGGCGGGCTATGCCACCACCGCCGGATGGGTCGGCGCGCTGGCTAAAGTCTTTGGCGGACTTGGAAAGGCAGCGGCGACATAATGGCTGACGGACTTCCCACCGTTCCCGATCGACCACCCGGCTCGCTCACGCCGCACGAGCGCGCGCTGCCGGTGCCGCGCGTGGAGCAGCCGCAGGTGGTCGTGCCGCATGTTGGCGCGCGCCAGATCGAAACCCCGAAGGTCGGCACGCTCTCAGGTGGCTTTGAGCTTTTTGGCAGAGTGCTCAACCAGGCGGCCGACGAAGGCATGGAAGTCGCCTCGGTGATGGCGAAAGAGGCCGGCTTGAAGTCGGTCACGCTCGACGCCGATGGCAATCTGCAAGTCACAAAATACCCGATCGTCGGCAGGGCCGCGGAGAGTTTCAAGAGTGCGATGCAGACGAGCGCCGTCATGCAAGGCGAGGCGACGATCGCGAAAGATATGGTCGACCTGGCGCAGCAATTCAAAAATGATCCCGAAGGTTTCCGCAGCGCAGCACAGGCTTATCGGCAGGAGAAGACCGCGCAGTACGAAGCAATAAGCCCGGCGGTTTCGCTGTCGCTCGGCCACGCGATCGACATGCGGGCGATCGAACATTATCGCGGGATGCTTAATCGCCAGGAGGGCGAGAGCCTCAAGATCGCGGCATCTTCGATCGGCGCGCAGATTTCGGCAACTTCGAATGAGCTCTTTGCGCAGTTTCTCGGTGGCAAGGGCTATGACGACAAGGGCAACTTCACGCCCGAGGCCGCTTCGCGGTTGCAGAAGATCACGGCGCTAGAAGGCCAGTACGCCAGCAATCCGCGCTATGGCGTCTCGAAAGATGAAGTCGACTACCGCATGGCGCAGCTCAAGAGCGAGCTCCGTGTCGCTGACATGCAATACCGTGTCGGCGAGGTCTTTGACAAAGACGGCCCGGAAGCTGCCGGCGCACTGGCGGAAACCATCAAGACCGATCCGACGCTGCAACTGACGCCAAGCGAACGTCTGAGCTCGTATCACCGCGTCATCGCCGAGGTCCAACGGAGGGCCGGCGTCCAGACCGCCAACGACAAGTCGATCGAAAAGAAGATACAAGCCGCGTTCGAAATGGCGACGAACGGCGATGCAGTGCCGCCAGAGCCCAAAGAGGTTCTCCGGCGCCAGGTTGAGGAATCAAAAAATCCGGACCTGAAAGTAGCGCTACAACAGGTCGAGGCCGTGCAGCCGATCATGGCCGATCTCCGCAAGGGCAGTCCGGCCGACGTCGAGCGCTTTCTCAATGACGTCGAAGAAAACATCACCAAGAATGGCCTCACGCCAGAGACTTCGGCGATGCGTGCCGGCGGTTTCGCATTGCTCAAGAAAATGCGCGACGGGATCAAAGACGATCCGCTGCAATGGGCGAGCCGTACCGGCGCGGTGCGCGTGGCGCCGATTGATTGGTCCGCGCCTGATGCAATGCAACAGATGCGTGATCGCGTTGGCAAGGCCGAGGCCGTCGCGCAGAAGTACGGCCAGGTGCCGACGTATCTCACAAAGGACGAAGCCGCGGCGATCGGCGCGGTCGCACAGCGCGGCGGCCAGCCGCTTCGCGACATCGCGCAGGGCATCGTGCAAGGGTTCGGAGATCGTGCGCCGCGGGTGCTCGGCGAAGTCTCAGGCGAATCCCCGGTGCTCGGCCAGCTCGGCCGTCTGCTTGCGAGCGGCCATGTCGCGCCGTCGTTTGTGCTCGATGCGAGTGACGCCGTGGCACTACGCAACAATCCCGATTTCAAGAACCGTTTCCCGCGGTGGGCCGACAAGGAGAGCGACGCGATCCGCATGGATCAAAACGAAGTGACGCGCAAAGAATACGCCGCCGCGTTCACCTTGCAGCCGGACGCCGGGCGGGCGATGGAGGCGACGGCACAGGCGGCCTACTTCAACCGCGCCATCCGCAATGGCTACACGCCAAAACCGACAGAAGACAAAGAGGGCTCGCTAAAGGCATACACGCTCGCACTGCAACAGGCGGCCGGTCGCACCACTGTCGGCGGCGTCAACTACGGCGGTATTGCTGACTACGGCATAAGGCCCGGAACATGGTTCACATCGAACAGGGTTTACGTCCCGCCGAACATTGTTTCAGATCGTTTCAAAGACGTGATCGGCGCGCTGACACCCGCCGATGTCGCCGGCGCGGTCGACGCTAAGGGTGCGCAATATGCCGTGGGCGCTTTCAGGGACTCAATCCCCGTGTGGAACGGTCGCGCCTATCAATTCTCGCAAGGCGATCCTACCGGCGACGATCCGCGGTGGATCAGGGGGCGCAACGGTCTGCCGTTCGAGGTCAACATCAACGCGCTCGAGCCGGTGCTGCGCAAGCGCGTGCCCGAAGCCTATGGCGACCGAGAGCGCCACAGCATGTTAGGCAATCCGTTCATCAGCACGGCAGAGGCCGCCACCCTCATCAATCCGACG